TGAATAGCTAGCAATCGAGGCGGCGGCATACTGGTCAAAAGCGCGGATAAAGCATAATACTAGTTAGTACCGGTCCGCGACTGGTGCCTCGAAAAGGGAGTGATAAGGTAAGCTAAGAAATAGGAGGCGAAAGTCACACTAACTTAAACGGCGGTTCGATTCCGCCCACTTCCACTAACAGAGAGATGGCAGATATGCAGAGATATACTTGTCCAAACAAACACGGCGGATTTACGTAAGCGAAGTACTTCGTGGGCACATCTCTCTTAATATAATACCGGCCTAACAGTAAATCGACGTCTCGGCTTCTTCGAGGTATCAATTGTACAAAGCCAGTCGTAGTGACAGCCGGTAACTTATTACAAACTAAATACAAATGTATTTTGATAATATAACTAAATAATAATAAATATGACAAAAATGAAAACCGTCTACGACAATCTATTGCCCGACGTTAAAACAAGTTTACAAGCTAGCGCAAGAAAATACAGCTCAGCTAAAAGATTAAAGTACACGTTAATGTCAAAGTTAATGTGGTCAGAACTAACAATTGACGAGGTTAGAGATCTATTGACATATGGTGATCTAGATTCTTGGAAACTAGACAATTTAAGCTTTATGTATGGTAACAAAATCGTAAAGTAATGAGAGTTTCAAACTACGAAATATCACAAAGAGCGTCAAGAAAAGCTTTTGCTAAAATCACAATGCTTAAAATTGAGATTGATAAGCTTAAAGACGACTTAAAAAACGGACTCACAGGTGGTATAACTATAGAAGAATTAAGGAGTGTATACAGAGGCACTAAAGTAGAACTGCAAGTATGGAGTCATATTGCAAAATTAATAGAATTAAATGAGTAAAAAAATTATTACAGACGAGATAGTTGAATCAAAAATGATAAAACTAGGCTTTCCTACGTCAGACGACGATAGAATAAGCGATGAAGATTTTATAAAATCAACAGTATTAAAATACTATGACGTTATTATGCACGATGATTATACTAGTAATGCAGATTACTATGTATATCCTGAAACAACAGCAGATGGTTATGAAGTTTTTATAGCTACATATGACGATAGAAACATATGTGTAAACGAACATGTGCACTACTATGACGGTGGTTTATCAACAGAATTAGAAAGTGCTATAAGAGATGGTAGTTGCGAAGAAATATACGTAGCTAGTGATTTCACAGATGAATATTGGCTAAGCGATATGTTTAGTGAAATATATCAAAGTATTTGTGAGATACAAGAACAAGAAATAATAGACGTTCTTATTGACGAAGGTTACGTAGAACAAAAATTATAAGTAATTGCGCGGTAGAGCAGATGGTTAGCTCGCGAGTCTCATAAACTCGAGGTCGGAGGTTCGAATCCTCCCTGCGCACCTAATATTAAATAATAAACAATGAGTACAAGAAACTTAACAATGGTTGTAGACAGGTCAGATGCTGAACACAACGAACTAGGTTTTGCATGCGAACCAGCTTTATTACGTGACAAAAGCTATGTAAATATGTATTTACATCACGACGGTTACCCTCAATGGCAGGGTGTACAGTTAGCTAATTGGGTAAAGCATATGCAGCAAGATCAAGGATTTACTAACTTTGGTGATGGATCACGAATAGCATCACACTTAGTTAAAGATTTTCATTACAATAGTCAATATTTATATCCTAGTGTAAAAAGTATTGATCATCATTACACTTATATACTATGGACAGGTAAGCCTGATGTATGGATAAGTTGCTATAACAATTATAAACAAGTAAACGTTTTTGTTTTACCTGTAGATAAAGTTATAGAAAAGTATGATAACAACATGGATTACACTGATTGGAATTTTTACAAACAAAATACAGATAAAATTAGATAATATATATATGACAGATGATGAAATTAACAAAATAGCACAAAAAGTTTCTGAATTAGTGCTAGAAGGTATAATTCAAAGTGAATTAGTATCTTTAGAAGATGAAGAAACAGAAGAACAGTTATTATTAACTCAATTAGCACAAGCTATGACAGAATTAGATTATAATCTAAAAAAAGAAAACTATAGTCAGTGTGAAAGAATTAAAAACAGAATAGCAGTAATAGAAAATAAACTAAATAAATTTAAATAATATGATAAAACCAATGCTCGCATACAAAGTCGACAAAAAACCAATCGACTGGTCCGAGAAAGTATTTATGCAACCAAAATTAGACGGCGTTCGCTGTATAATTCAGTTAAATGACAAAGGTGAAGTATATGCATACTCTCGTACAGGTAAACCGTGGCTAAATATAGCTCACATACTAGAAGATTTAAAACCTTCATTTGACTTAAATCCAGACATGATACTAGACGGTGAATTGTATAATCATGATCTAAGAGACGATTTCAATAAGATTATATCATTAGTCAGAAAAACTAAACCAACTGATCTAGACAGATCTGAGGCTGCTAAACTAGTACAATTTCATTGCTACGACTATGCTAATACACAAGAAAACTACAGCTCACGTATGAACAACCTTGTTTGTAGTGATTTTTATTCTTATTGTGTAAAATACGTACCTACTAAGCTCGTATATTCTTACAAAGGCGCTAAAGAATTACATGAAACCAATTTAAAAGATGGTTACGAAGGTTCTATACTACGTCTAGATGAGCCTTATCAACGTAAGCGTTCTTACAATTTACAAAAGTTCAAAGACTTTCATGACACAGAGGCTACTATTGTAGGCTATGTGCCAGGTAAAGGTAAGCGTACAGGCACGTTAGGTAAGTTCTTAATGATTGATGATGAAGGCATAGAGTTCGGTTGTCCTCCAGGTAAGGGCTATGACTATAGTATGTTAACCAATATACTAAATAATATTCATGACTATATAGGCAAAACAGCTACGTTTACATATTTCGAACGTACTCCAGCAGGTAGTTACAGACATCCACAATTTAAAGCTATACGTAATTATGAGTAAGTTAATATACCAACTATACAATGACAATATGATAAGCGAAGAGGTAGTACACTTATTATTAGATGCACATTATAACAGAACAAGCAAACGAAGATACTAATGAATATATTTTATTTACATAAAGATCCTGCAAAAGCTGCAAGCTATTTCTATGATAAACATAAAGTTAAAATGATACTAGAATCAGCTCAAATGCTCTGTACAGCTCATCATCATTATGGTAACGGAGATAATGTACCTTATAAAAAAGCACATTACAATCATCCGTCTACCATATGGTGTAGGCAAAACTCTAGTCAATACATGTGGTTATACGATCACATGATTGCACTAGGTAAGGAATATACTAAAAGATATAACAAAACACACTTAACAATTATTAAATGCAAAAACGTTTTAAAACAATTACCACCAGCAATACCGGACAGTACTTTTACAGAACCTCCTCAATGTATGCCAGACCATCACAAAGTTCCAGATTGTAGCGTAACAGCTTATTGGAATTATTATGAACAAGATAAGTATACAGTAGCTAATAAAAACGAAGAATTTAAATTTAGACCACATGAAATTATTTATGCTATACATGACGGTAGTAGCAACCATATACCATGCTGATCCTGCTCAAACAAACGCAGATTATTTAACTACAGCATCATTAAAAACAATTAATGAAGCTAATCCTCAAGGACATCGCTGGATAGCGGTATCTAGGGATCTAGAAAAACACGGGTTTGTGTTTGGAACTAAAGTTTGTGTTGAAGGAGCAGGACAGTTGAGTGGTGAATGGACTGTTGAAGACCGTATGAATAAAAGATGGAAAAAAAGAATAGACTTCCTTGTGAATAAAGACGTAAAAGGAGGCAAATGGAATAACGTTAAAATAACAATTATAAATGAGTAGAAAACAAGCAATACATTTAATTAGTACCAATTTATTTGGTATACAAGATAAAATTAAAAATTTTAGAAAACCAAGGGTGACAAAAGCCCGTAAAGATAATAAAGTAAGAGGCTAATGTCACAAGATAGAAACATGAAATGGTTGAATGATCGTAAAATAAGGTATCGACAAGATCCTATTAACGATAAACCAACTGAAGAAACCGCTTTGTATAAGTACTATGAAAATGGTACATACGAATGTTATCACTTGTTTCGAAGTAAAGCAAAGATCACAACTTATAGATCTTTAAAGTGGCATTTCTTAGTATTATATTATTTAAATCAGGACAATGGTTTACTACCTTCACATGTATATGAATTTATAGCAGATAAAAACAATGGATTTGTTACGTTTTTTATTAGTGATAAAAAATTACAACAGATGATAGATGATGTATTTGTTATAGGTGGTGAACCTCCTGTAAATAAGAAACGTAAAATAATATTTAAAGACTATAGCGGTTTAACACCTAGTGAGAAAATGAGTATCGTAGGTAAGCTAATAGGTAGATCTAGTAGAGTTGATGAAGAAAACATATATCAATGCATGTTAGATTTAAACGAAACAGGTAAAAATATAACATGGGGTAGAGTTGCAGGGCTATTAAATTGTTCTACAAGAACTGTACAACGTAATTTAAACAATATTTTAAGAAATGAAAAACAAATATTAAATGAAGAAATATAACGTACAAAACTATATAAGATATAAGGAAGATGTTAAGAAGTCTATGCCCGATGATAAACCTTATGATAAATATACACGAAAAGAACTTATAATAAAATTTATGCCTTTGGTAGAAAACCTAGGCCGTAAGTTTTCAACAACACAGCAAGCTTCAGGTGTTATGAGTATAAACGATATAATACAAGAAGGTTGTTCAGGATTAACAAAAGCTGTTGATAAAATAGATTGGAATATGTTAGGTGAATCAGAAGACATAGAAAAAACATTAAAATCTTTTTTATCTAAAAGAATTAAAGGAGCTATACGTAGAGCAATAGACAGAAATAGAGGTGATATGAGAATACCTGAGCATCAGCTTAATAACATGCGTAAAAATCCTAAAGATAAAAAGATGGTAGAAATATTTTTCAATAGTATATTTTTATCAATAGATGCACAAGTTACAAATGATGATGAAGAAAATATGATGTATCAAATAGCAGATAAGTCAGAACCTTATAACATACAGTTAATGAACTTGTATTTAAAGAGTCTTATGCAGAAGCATTTAACTCACAATGAATATGAAGTGTTAAGAATGTCTTACGGTTTAGACTGTGATAAGTATTCAGCAAAAGCAATAGCTAAAGAATTAAACATAGTAGGTGTTAGTGATTATGTACGTGTATCTGAGCTAAAAAAGCAAGCTGTACAAAAATTAATAGATAATGTAGATCACTCGCAAGTGCTTGATTATCTTTAGTTTACCTGTGTAAAACAGTAATTAAATATGTAATTATATAAATAAGCAATTTTAAAAACAAACGAATGAACATAAACGAAAAATTAGCGACAATCCAAACAAAGTTTAAATCGAAGAAAAGTAGATTTAACTCCTTCGGCAAGTATAACTTCAGATCAGCCGAAGACATCCTAGAAGCAACTAAACCCTTTCTATTAGAGTTAGGAGTATCAGTAACGATCAATGAAGAAATTATCAGTGTTGATCCATTACCTATGATGCAGTCTACTGCAAACGTAAGTGATGGTGAAAACAGTATAAGCGCTACAGCTATTGTAGGTGTTGACTTAAACCAAAAAGGTATGAACGTACCTCAGCAATTTGGTTCAGCGTCTTCTTATGCAAAAAAGTATGCGTTAGGTAATTTATTCTTGATTGATGATACAGCTGATAGTGACGCTACAAATGATCACGGTAAAAAGAAATTTGTACCAAAAACAAACAAACCAACTTTAACCTCAACTAAAGATCCAGCATTTGCTAAAGCAAAGGATTATGTAAAAGCAGGCGGTAAAGTAGCGGCTATTAAAGCCAAATATAGTCTATCACAAGAGGTAGAACAACAATTAACAACACTATAATGAAAAAAGAAGATGTATTAAAAAAGTTAGAATCAGATGAACACTACTACGGTGATTTTGGTAAAAAGTACCTTAGTAATTCTGATATCTCTACTTTACTTACAAACCCTTTAAACCTTGGTAAAGCTTCAGAGGCTAGACCAGCATTTTTAGTAGGCGGATATTTTCATACAGCTATACTTGAGCCAGACAAGCTTAAAAAGTTTAAGATAATAGAAGCAACAACTAGAAATACTAAGGCTTATAAGGAGATGTCCGGAGGAGAATTATGCTTACTACAACATGAGGTTGATAACATAGAAAAATTAACAGACAAAATGATGTCTAATAAAGTATGTGAAGAACTGATTAGACTTGGTAATGTAGAATATGAAAGACCAGGCATTACAGAGCTAGAAGGACATAAATGGAAAGGTAAAGCTGATATTGTAAACCATGATGAAAAACTGATTATCGATTTAAAAACGACAGCAGATCTTCAGAAGTTTAAATGGTCAGCTTCTAAGTACAATTATGACAGTCAAGCTTATATTTATAGTAAACTATTTGGCTATGAAATGATATTTATAGCTATAGACAAAAATACAGGTCAAATAGGTATTTTTGACTGCTCAACAGATTTTTATGAAAGAGGTAGAGACAAAGTTGAAAGAGCGGTACAGGCTTATGAATTATTTTACAAGTCTGAAGGCTTTGATCCATCTCAATATTTTATTAACAAAACATTATAATTATGGCAAGTATTATTAAAGCAAGTATCAATTTAAATAACATTGATAAAACAAAGATCATAGAAGGTAAAAAAGGTAAATACCTACCTATAACAATTACAGTAAACGACGAGCCTGATCAGTTCGGAAACCAAGGACCTATAGTTGTAGCTCAGTCTAAAGAAGAAAGAGAAACTAAAACACCTAAGGTTTATTTAGGTAACGTACAAGTAGTATGGACTAACGGTGACAACGTGGCTGCAGCACCAAGACAAGATCAGCCTCAGCAAGTTGCTCAAGCGGCTGCTCCAGCTGATGACCTACCGTTTTAATGGAGTGTGAAATATGTGGAGAAGGCATGACACTAGATGAATATCTATTTTGTGATATATGCCCAGACTGTAGGGACGAGGAATAATAAATTAAATTAAATTAAATGCAGACAACAGAGATCAATGGATTCTTGATTGATGATTTCAATCAATATAAGCTTGAAGAGGGAAAAAAGCAGGGTATATGCCCTTTGTGTTCTCACGATAGAAAACCCAAGAATCGAAAGGCAAAATGCGCGTCTTACGATTGGGAACGGGGTCTCGGTACTTGTCACAATTGTGATACATCATTTCAATTACATACATATCAACGCAAGGGCGCTAGCGAAAAAGAATACGTTAGGCCCAACGCGTTACACGTGGCAGATCCTGAACAGTTAGGATCTAAAGTATATGAATGGTTTAAAACAAGAGGTATATCACAGAAAACCTTAGATGACTTATGTGTAACAGAAGGTTCTGAATATATGCCTCAAACTGGCAAGCCTGAGAATACAATTCAGTTTAATTATATAATGGGTGATCAGCTTATTAACATTAAATATAGAGACGGTAGAAAAAACTTTAAACTATATAAAGGCGCTGAAAAAGTATTTTATAATATAAACAGTATAGTAGGCTATGACACTTGTGTTATAACCGAAGGAGAAATGGATGTATTAGCTTTACATGAAGCTGGTATTAAAAACGCGATATCAGTTCCTAATGGAGCTACGTTAAATAGTAATAACTTAGATTATCTTGATAACTGTATAGATTACTTTGAAGACAAAGAAAAAATAATACTAGCAGTTGACTCAGATGAAGCAGGGCAAGCATTACAATCAGAATTAGTCCGTAGGCTTGGAGCTGAAGTTTGTTACCTAGCGTCGTTTGATGACTGTAAAGATGCTAACGAATACTTAATAACATATGGCAAAGAAAAATTACAAGAGCGTATTACCGGAGCAAGGCCCGTGCCGCTTGAAAACGTTACAACATTTAAAGATATTGAGGACGAGGTTACGGATTTTGTTCGCAATGGTTTTAAGAAAGGATATCAAATTGGCTTACAAAACTTTGACGATATTTTTTCTACATATACCGGCCAGTTTATTACTGTTACTGGGATACCTAGTAGTGGTAAGTCTGATTTTGTTGACCAAATGGTTGTAGGTTACAATCGTAACTATGGCTGGAAAACAGCTTTTGCATCACCAGAGAATCAACCTACATATTTACACGCACATAAATTAATGCGTAAAACATGGGAGGGTATGCCAACAGCAGCTGATATACACGGTGATAAATGGAACCAAGTTGCAGATCATTGCAATACTAATTACTTTCATATTGATATGGAACGTTACACATTAGAGTCTGTATTACGTAAAGGTGCTGAGCTAGTAAAACGTAAAGGTATTAAATGTTTAGTTATCGATCCTTATAATAAGGTTAGAGACGTAGACTGTAGGACTGAAGACGTTAATAGATATACTATGGAATATTTAACTAAGATAGAAATATTTGCTAAAAAATATGACGTACTAGTATTTATTGTAGCTCACCCTACTAAAATGTATAAGACACAAGATGGTAAGATTGAAGAACCTACAATGTACAATATTAAAGGTGGTGGTGAATGGTACGATGCTAGTTATCACGGTATATTAGTTCACAGAGATTACGAAGCTAAGACTGTTAAAGCTAAAGTTCTTAAAGTTAAGTTTCAAAACCTTGGTGAGAACGGTGCTGAAGCTCATTTTAAATGGGAGCCAAAGTCAGGTTGTTTTATACCTCATGAGCCTATAGCTATAAATGATGAACCAATGCCATGGGAGTAAAAAAGAAGTCAACTGGTTATCAATATACACCTGAAGAGTTTAAAGCTTATCGTTGGTGTATTAACAATGGCATTTATATATCTCCATTTTGTAAAGAAAACTTTACTTCATGGTATATAGATGTAGAAATAAACAAGAAAATAAACAGGTCGCCTAAATATTTTGATCCAAGAGAGATATGGCCGACTATATTTAACTATTATAAATATTATTATAAAAAATATGCGAACTAAATTTTTACATGCAAACGAAGCGTTCAACTGTATATTACATGAACTACGAGTTGAAGGCATAGACTTCGGTGATACTAAAGCATTATTCAACGTAGGCTTTACTATAGAAGATCCATTAGACAATCATATTAAAAATAGAGAACGTAAATGGAGTCTTGAATATGCTGAAGCTGAATGGCAATGGTATTTGTCAGGTGACCCTAACATAATTAAGCTAGGTCAACTATATGGTAAGATACCACCAATATGGGAACGTATGGCTGATAGTGATGGTAATGTTAATAGTAACTACGGTTATCAATGGCAACGTAATAATCAAATTGATTATGTCATAGCTAAGTTAAAAGATAATCCTGATACTAGACACGCGGCTATAAGTATATATGATTGTAAAGAGTATGATAAATATAGTAAAGATACTCCGTGTACATATGCTGTACAATTTACAATAATTAATAATAAATTATGTATGTCTGTTTATATGCGTTCTAATGACATCTGGTACGGTTTCTGTAATGATCAGTATCAATTTTCATCATTACAAAAAATGATTGCAGACAGACTGTCTATGGACGTCGGATGGTATTACCATCATGCACACAACATGCATTTGTATAACAATAAACTTTAAAATAAAATATGTATTATATATACCACATACCAGGTAAAAAGATTGGTGTTACACGTAATCTTAATAACAGAGTAACCCTTATGCAAGGCTATAAGGAGGGTGAGTATGAAGTTCTTGAACAGTCAGACGATGTAAATTATATATCAGACCGTGAAATAGAACTTCAAAAGTCTTACGGCTATAAAGTAGATATAAAACCTTATAAAAAACTATTTAATAAAATGAAAATAAATATAACAGAACAAACAACAACGTTTCCTCTACCTGTAAACAAATTAAAAGGCAGATTAATGGATAACGTAGGTTTAAAGTGGAAGCATCCACAGTTTGGTACATTTGAGTTAACAACAAAAAATATACCTTGGATAATGCAAAATGTTAAAACATCTATGTTTAACAACGATAGATCTTACATTTATAATAAAGCTTTTTATGAAGCATTTTTTAATCCTAAAGATTCAGCAGATATAGATATATTAGTTATGATGGCTAATAACGAAGCAGGTACAGTTTCAAAGACAGATGAAAGATTTGATCTTATTAGAGATTGGGCAGCAACAAGAGGCTTATACAGTGAAGGTAATTCACATACTCAATTTGTAAAGTTACAAGAAGAAGCTGGTGAGCTAGCTAAAGCATTACTTAAAAATGATCAACCAGAGATTGTAGACGCAATAGGTGATATGGTTGTAGTACTTACAAACTTAGCTCATCTACAAGGATACGATATAGAATATTGTATTGATGAAGCTTACAAAGTTATAGCAGCAAGAACAGGTAAAATGATTAACGGAACATTTGTAAAAGATGCAGATTAAAACAGAAGACAAGATAGTACAACAAGTACTAAGGAAGATGGACGAACGTAGTTTAATAGGTCAAAAAAAGTATGGCGCTACCATGATGCAAGAAATTGAAGGTCAAGAAAAAAACCTAGATCGTTTTTTAATTGATGTGCAAGAAGAATTAATGGATGCTTTACTTTATATAGAAGCAGCTAGAAGATGTTTGCAAGATGAGGTTGAAGAGGTTATGCTTAAAAGATCTGAAAGTCTTGAAACAGGGCTTTATAATATAGAAATAAATGAGGAAGAAATCTTATAAAAGAAAAAAAGGACCAGTACAATCGAAGAAGATCTCATATGATGGGATCAACTTCGCTTCTGGTTTAGAACGTTATATGTATATGGCTTTAAAAAAAGCTAAAATAAAAGCTTTATACGAAGGTAAAACATTTGAATTACAGGAACCTTTTGATTTTCCTTTTGCATCATATGAAAGATGTGGTAATGGTAAAGGAGATTATAAAAATAGAGGTAACAAAAGGATTTTAAATATAAAATATACACCTGATTTTATAGGTAAAAATTTTATAATTGAAACAAAAGGTAGAGCCAATGAGTCTTTTCCTTTAAGATGGAAAATGTTTAAAAAACTTATAGCAAATCAAAGACTAGATCCTTTTACATTATACAAACCACAAAATCAAAAAGAATGCGACGAGACAGTAAGATTAATCCTAGACAAGCTAAACGATTAGCTAGAAAAATGTATGCGGAACGTCAGATAGATAAATGGTGTAAATGGAGTTGGAATATAAGAGGAAAAATTAAATTTAAAGAATTAGTAGAACAACAAGATAAATATAATATTAAAGTATATGGAAAAAACTAAAAAAAACTGGAGCCTTTCAGTGGGTACTTATCCAGGTTTATTACTTGGAATAAGAACCTATGAGGAAGACGAACAAACAACTCACGTATTGTATTTGCCTTTAATAGACATAGCTTTAGAGATATTTAAGTAATGGGATTGTTTGATGAGCGCGTAGCGTACAAACCATTTGATTATCCTGAATATTACACAGAAGGCTGGTTAAAACAAGCTCAAGCATTTTGGTTACATACTGAAATCTCAATGCAGAGCGATATAAAAGATTGGAATGAAAAACTTGACAAAAAAGAAAAAAACCTCGTTGGGAACATACTTCTTGGATTCGCGCAGACCGAATGCGCTGTTTCAGACTATTGGACCCAGAAGGTCGTATCGTGGTTTCCTAAACACGAAATAAGACAGATGGCCATGATGTTTGGCTCACAAGAAACAGTACACGCTGTGGCTTATAGTTATTTAAACGAAACTTTAAAACTAGAAGATTATGAAGCATTTTTACACGAACCTGCAACGGCTAGACGTTTTGATAATTTGGTTGCTTATGACGGGACTAGCAGTGTCGGCATCGGTACAAGCTTGGCTATATTTTCCGCCTTCGCAGAGGGTGTTAGTTTATATAGTGCTTTCGCTGTGTTATATAGTTTTCAACTACGTAATTTACTCAAAGGAATTGGGCAGCAAATGAAATGGTCTGTAAGAGATGAATCATTGCATAGTAAAATGGGTTGTCAACTGTTTAGACAAATGTGTCAAGAAGACGATACGTTACTAGAAGCTTGCAGACATAATGTTACAGAAGCAGCATCAACTATGATTAAACTAGAAGAAAGTTATATTGATAAAATGTTTGAAATGGGTGACATTGAAGGCATTAAAGCAAATGACTTAAAACAATTTATAAGAAAAAGAACAAATGAAAAACTTGCAGAACTCGGTTATATCGATTTGGGATCGTATTTCTCGTATGACACTGAAGCAGCGTCTAATCTTGATTGGTTCTATCATCTTACCGGCGGGGTCACTCATACTGATTTCTTCGCGATTAGGCCAACTGACTACAGTAAAGCAGGTGAAAACGAAGATTATGAAGATATTTGGTAATGAATAGAAAATTATTAAAGATATTAGCTTATACAAATAAGCTTACATCATATCAAAAGTTTGCGTCACGTATAGGATACTTTGGCGCAGCTTTTTTGATAGCAGGACAATGGACGTTAGATCCTAGATTATTTATAATAGGATTTATATGCGTCATGATACAGACATCATCAAGAAAACAATGGAACTTAGTTATACTAAACTTAAACGGTTTAGTTGCTTGGACAAAACACTTTATAGGATAAATATGTGGAATAATGAATGGATTAAAGGAGAAGATTACCCTGCGTGGGGTAATACAGACGTATACAAGAAGACTATATCCGGGGGATATCTATTTGACGGAGAAACGCCTCGTGAAGCATACAAAAGAGTCGCTAAAACGGTTGCTCGTAGATTATATAAACCAGAAATGGCAGAAACTTTCTTCGAGTACATATGGAATGGTTGGCTTTGTCTCGCTAGCCCAGTACTATCTAATACAGGTACTGATCGCGGTTTGCCTATTAGCTGTTTCGGTATTGATGTGGCTGATAGTATACAAGATATAGGAAGTAAAAATTTAGAGATGATGCTACTCGCTAAGCACGGCGGTGGAGTTGGTGTCGGAATTAATCAAATAAGACCCGCCGGCGCTAGAATAACAGGAAATGGAACATCAGACGGAGTCGTCCCTTTTTGTAAAATATACGATTCAACAATACTTGCCACTAATCAAGGATCAGTTAGAAGAGGAGCTGCATCAGTTAACATCAACATTGAGCACGGAGATTTTGAGGAGTGGCTTGAAATTAGAGAACCTAAAGGAGACATTAACAGACAGTCGCTTAACTTACATCAGTGCGCAGTTGTTGGCGATAAGTTTATGCGTAAACTTGAACAAGGAGATACGGTTGCTAGAGCTAGATGGAGTAAACTTCTTAGAAAGCGAAAAGCAACTGGAGAACCGTACATTATGTTTAAAGGGAATGTTAACAAGAAGAACCCTAAAGCTTATAAAGAAAATGGCTTAAAAGTGCATATGACTAATATATGTTCAGAAATAACACTACATACCGATGAGAATCATAGTTTTGTTTGTTGTTTATCATCATTAAATTTAGCAAAGTATGAAGAATGGAAAGGTACTAACCTTATTTATGACAGTATATGGTTCCTTGATGGAGTCATGGAAGAGTTTATACAACGAGCTAAAGGCTTACGAGGCTTTGAAAATGCGGTTAGGTCAGCTACGAAAGGAAGAGCGCTTGGCTTGGGAGTTTTGGGCTGGCACACATACTTACAAGAAAAAGGACTACCATTCGAAGGTTTACTATCTCAGTTTGAAACTAGGAAAGTATTTAGTCAAATTAAAATTGAAAGCGAAAGGGCTAGTATGGCACTTGCAGAGACTTACGGAGAACCTTTATGGTGTGTTGGAACTGGCATGCGTAATACTCATTTACGTGCTGTTGCTCCCACTGTTTCTAACAGTAAGCTTAGTGGGAATGTTTCAGCGGGTATAGAACCTTGGGCCGCAAATGTATTTACAGAGCAGTCTGCTAAAGGTACTTTTATACGTAAAAACCCTACGCTATTAAAATTATTAAGAAAACATAAAATAAATACAAATGAAATATGGGATAAAATTCTTGCTGATGGAGGTTCTGTTCAAGACATACCTGAGCTTGAAGATATTAAAGTGGGACACGGTATATCTGCTAAGGAAGTTTTTAAAACTTTTAAAGAAATAAATCAGCTAGAGTTAGTTAATCAAGCTGGACTTAGACAAGAGTACGTTGACCAGTCGGTAAGTTTGAACTTAGCTTTCCCTAGTGAAGCAACGCCTAAATGGCTTAATAAAGTACATTTTGAAGCGTGGAAAAAAGGTGTTAAAACCTTATATTATACGAGGACAGAATCTGTCTTACGTGGAGATATCGCACAACAAGCAATGAATGAAGATTGTTTGTCTTGTGATGGTTAGTTAGTTAGTTAAATCAAAAAAGGGCTCTCGTAATGAGGGCCCTTCTTGGTTACAGGAACTTTAGGTATGGTACGCCTATTTTATCTTGTTCCTTTTTATTTAAACATTAAATTACTAATAAATAAGTTCCATTTATTTTTTAAAAAATTTTCAACAGACACTATTTTTTCACCTATTTTAATAATTAACTTTCCCATTATTTTTTCTTTTTAATTGGTTTACAATCAGGCACCATTCTTTTGCCCTTCTTTTTATATGTAGGTTTTCCATTTACAATATTACTGTAACCTGTCCAGCAACTTGTTTTCTTTTTAGCAGCTCCTTTAATTAGTTTTTCTATCATTTTTTCTTATCTTTTTTTAGTTTTATCCATTTATCTATAGTGTATCCTATTGTTACTAGTAATAATATTAATTTTAAACCCATTTCGATGTTAGTGAAAGTAGTTACTCCTAAAGTAGAAGCATTTATAACGTAAAGTTTTATTTGTTGAAAGTCCATTTTATTTTTTTTATATGTTACAATATTCCTTGTTAGCATCAAAGCACGGACAACTCTTAGCCGCGAACTCGTTGTGGCCATGTATTGTAGCATTTTTATGCATCTTTTTTAATGTTTTAAGCAATAATAATAAGCTTTCTTTTTGTTCTGGTGTTCTAGTATCTTTAGCAATCCATTTGCCATTAGAACCACGTTCTGATTCAACGCCTCCAATATAACAAATTCCTATAGAACCTTTGTTTTCACCCTTAACATGAGCGCCTTGTTTGTATATGCTACGGCCATACTCTATAGTACCATCTAATAATACTACGTAGTGATAACCTATACCGCTCCAACCTCTTTTTAAATGCCAAAGATTTATTTCCGCAGCATCTATCTCTTTACCTTCTTGCGTTGCAGAGCAATGAACAATAATTTTATTTATATCTCTCATTTCTTCTCTTTGTTAGCGTTGCAAAAACTTTTAGCAGCAGCTACACTTCCAAAACCCCATTTTTTTAAAGCTATTGCTTTTTTAGTTGGTTTACCTTTAGCGTCTTTCATAGCTCCAGCCATGCCTGCAAATCTACACGCGAAAGATACTCTACGTTTGTTTTTACCTTTAGTTAGTCTTTTACCTAACGTCTTGCCTGTTTCAGACTTATACTCTGAACGCATTGCTCTGTTTTGTTTTTCGTAAGTTGAATTTTTCATTATTTTAAATCTGAATATTTATCATATATTTTTTGAAGTTTAAAAGCAGGGTATGGTTTACCTGTTTTTCTTTCTTCTGAATAAATCATTTCAAGAACATTATCTGGAACCGATTCTAAAACTAATAATCTGTAAGCTTTATACTCTTTTGTTTTTTGCTTGTTTATTTTTCTAGTTTCTTTAGCTTTTTCTTTACCAGCTATTTTTCTAGCTTCTTTAGCTTTTGTTTTTATTAAATCATGTTCTTCAATTTTAACACCTGTATCCCATGATCTCCAACCTAAAGCAAGAGCTATTCTTTGCCATTGTGTGTTTCTAGTATCTAAAGCTTCTGTTATAGAATTAACTTCATCTACAGCTCTATCTAAAGGTAAATTAAGTGTTGCAGCTGATAATGAACCTATCATGTTGTACGTAGGACTAAGTTGAAACTTACCATCTATTGTAACATCAAAGCCTCTTTCATCAATTACATCTTTTTCATATTGTAAAGTTTGTAATGCAGCATTTATTTTTCTAGCTTTAGAACCTATTGGCGGTGATATTTGAAGTGCAGCTAAAACGATATCTCCTTTTTCTCTAGAGAACACAGGTTTTTCTTGGTATTCTATAAACTCTCTTATAGTGTTTTTAACAGTAACAGCTACCGCACCTGCTAAACCAGAACCACGAACAATTGAATCAACCATACCATTAGCTATTCTAGCTATTTTATTTTCTTCACCTCTAATTTTCTTTTCGTCGTATTTTTCTTTTTCTTTATCTGTTGCAAAATCTTCATCTTCGTCATCAAACCCTGGTATTAAAGCAAACAATGCGTTTTGTAAAGCGTTGAATATAAAGTTTTGTATAGCTCCATAGTATAGTATTTTAGATATATTCTGCTTTTTACTACCTCTTCCGTTTATAAGATCTTGACCAGCTTTTTTAATTAACCTAGTATATTGCATAGGTGTGTTTTGGAAAGCTAAAACTAATCTACCTAATACACTAGCTTGTTGGCCTGATATAAGCATTGGATCTGCTGATTGCTGTGTTTCATCAGATATAGCACTAAAATCCTCAAAAGCTTTAGCTTCTGCATCAGCTGTTTCAAAGCCATCTTTCTTGTAAGTATTAACTCTGTTTCTATAAAAAGTTGCACCACCTGTTGATATAGCTATACTATCTGCTATTTGTGTAGGTGTAAAACCTATTTTTAACAAGTAAGATATAACACCTGTCATACCACCTTTTCTAGATGCTTGTGCTATTTCAGCTTCTTGTATATCACCCTCTAAACCAGATCTTCTTTGTTTTAGTTTAGGTGAATTAAATAACATTATAACATCTTTCCAATACTGAGGTTGATTTGCTAAAGCTAAAGCTGCTTGTGCTGGGTTATTGTCTGACCAATTAATAAAGTTAGCTGAAGACATTAACTGTAATAGTGCTGATCTTCTGTTAAAGAACATAATTGCACCAACAGAGTTGTTAACCCAATTATTCCAAGATTCTACTAATCTTCCACCCCCTGTAGCTTTATTACTACCACTCTTCATTCTTTTTATAGAGTTCTCTAGCGATTCTCTTATTCTAAACCCATATAAAGCTTGTACTTTATTTAAGTTTTCAGGTGAAAATATTATATCTACGTTTTCTATAAACTCAGCTAAATATTCTTTTCTATTAATATCTCTACCTACTCTGCTTAAATCACCTATTATTGTGCTAGCATCCCAGAAATCTGTAGGTTCTACAAATTTATCTAATCTAGTTATTAACTCAACACCATCTGCAAATTGAACTAAATCTGTATCATTAGAAACTAATTTAACTACTTTAGCTTGATCAGTCTTAGATAAACCTGGTATAACAAAACCTGCTCTATCCCATAAAAATATTCTAATAGCTTCATCTGTAGTGTATTTAGTTTCTTCAAACTTTTTTCTTAGTTTTCTTTTTATTTTAGGATATTTCTTAACTAAAGCTCTATAATCGTTTGTTATTCTTTGTTTAGCTTGCTCTACAGCACCAATACCTCTCATGTAAGGTTTTATTAAGGCTTTGTCAAAGAACTCTTGATCCATTTCACCTTGTTTGCCTTTACCAGCAAAAGTGTACATTGTTAAACCTCTAAAGTCATCAGCTGAAGGTGGTACAAAAAATGAAAATCTTTTTTGTTTTTGGCCTCTTCTTCTAGCTAATGCGTCTGAAAAAGTAGCTTTAGCAGGAACACCTTTGTTTCTTTCTATCATAGCGTTAAACTCATCACTAAGTTTTTCGCTAAACTTTATTCTAGCTTGCTGTACTTTAGATTTAACATCAAGAACGCTTAAAACATCTTTAACAGCTTTAACATTTTTCATTGCATCATCTGTAAAGTAAAAATCGTTATAACCTTCTGCAAATTTTCCAAGCATCCAGTCTGCTTTTGCTTGAGGTTTTCCGTCTGATAAACCAGTTATATTAGATAAAGGTATGTTTAAACCTAAACTAGATAAAAAGTTTTTTATAGCTTTATCTGCGTTTTGAGGCCTAGCTGTTAAAACAAATATATCTTCTGAACCTCTAGCATCTTGTATTTTTTTAGCTACTTCAAACAAAGGTCCTTTTTTACCATCAATAACTTTTTCAAATTCAGTAAAATCAAATTTAGCACCCTGTTGTTCTAGCTCTGCCGCTCTTCGTGCAAACTCTGTTGCGTTTATTTTAAATGTATTACCATCCAATGTTTCAACAAGTACTTTGCTATTAGATTTAGCTAATGTATCGTCAAAATCAAATACTCTAGCTTTTTTAATTTTCTCAGAATACTTAGGGCTTCTAGCATTTCTCATAGCTTTATCAGCTATGTTATCTTTTTCAATTTGTGATTTAGCCTCTGGCTTAAAAGTTCCTCTTATATAAGAACTACCATCGGCATTTATATTATATTTTTCTTGGAAATTAGTTCCGTCAATACTTATTAATCCTCTTGGATCTATACCACCGTCTTGCGTTGCTACTAGTTTACTAAAATACCTATCATACCAATTGTTTTCTAATAAGTTCCAATTAACAGGCATTTCGCTACGAAGACCTACAGCTATAAGTTTTTTGTCCATAGCTTTATCTAAGGATATAAGCTTGTAGTTGTCTATAATAAAATCATAAGCGCTTTCAAATGCACTTTTAGACAACGCTACATCTAGCAAATACAAGTAAGCAGACGTAGCAGGCATAGCATGCTCGTATTCAAATCTACTGCCTGTTATTTCATTAGAGTAACCTACGAACTGAGCACCTAGCTTATGCCAATGACCAGTGTCGCTTCCAGTTATTTTTAGATAATTACCTATTACTCTAGCGTTTTCCTTATTAGATCGTATAGCTTCATTAAATCTATACCACATAGCTTGATGGATTTTACTTACTTTTTTATTAAAAGCATCTATATCACCTGACTTTATTTTAGCTTTTATTATAGCTTTAGTTTTAAACAACGTATCGTATCCAGAAACTGAAAAATCACTAACACCTTTTATAGGCGCTCCGTATTTTTGGTTAGTGTCTAAAGCTAATTTTTTCATTTGATCTACATAGTATTCTTTATATAGAGCTTTACTAACATCTGTGGTTCCTAAAACTTTAGAACTTGGTGTAAATACAGTTCCATAGTTTCCTTTTTTATTAGGTTTTCCAAACCAAAAATCTTTTGGCATTAAAGGTAGTAAATTCTTTTTAACTTCAGCAATGTATTTATCTACATCATCTCTAGTTTTAAATTTAAAAGTACCGTCTATATTATAAGCTTTTAATAAACCATCAATACCTCTTGTCTCTAGTTTAAAAGTTGGATTAGATAATATGCTTTTTACTTTTTCACTAAACTGAACTTCAGATCTACCAGCGCCCATATCAGCTTGTATCTGTTTAGGTGACCTAGATGATCTTTCTGTAAACTTTGAAACTTTATCTCTTGCTATTGTGTTAGCTATTATAGAACCTTTTAACTTAGCTATACCATTTAAGAAAGTACCTATATTTCTATTGTAGTTATTGAGCTGACCCATAGGCGTTATACCCATGTCTTCTTGTAACTTTTTTATAGTTTCGCTAGATATAGCTCCTGTAAATTCTGGTTTTAATCTTCTTATAAATGGCTGGCTAGTTAAACCAGATGATCTTTCACCTGTTTTATCAGCATAAAAGTAATCTAATACTCTACCTTTTAAACCAATAGATCTACCTTGTGTATCTTTTGACACCGGAACCATTTCACCCTGTGGACCAACTTGTGACTCTTTAGATGTAACGTTTGTAGGTGGTAATGATTTTAAAAACTTTTTAACTTCTTGCGCATCTCTAAAGTCATCTTGTATTCTACCAGCTTCTGAATTTTCTGGTATACCATTTACTATTTTCTTAGCATAAGTTAAGTTAGAGTTTTTAGATATTTTATCATTAGATATATTGTACATAGCAGCTGCTAGTTTACTACCATATCTACTACTTATTTCTTTAAAGTCTAATTTAAATGGAGCAACATCGCTAGGTTTAACATCAACCATACTCTCCATGTTTTTTATATCAGAAGCAACAATCTTAAATTTTCTAGGATCTACTTTAGATGTTGTTTCTTTATCTTCTCTAGCTTGTCTTTCGCTTAGAGTTTCAGTAGAGCTTTGGTCTACTATGTCAAAACCGGTACCTATTCTAGTTTTCTTTATATCTTTAGGTGCAAACTCTTGTTTATAAAACTTATTTGCTCTTCTGTTTTTAAAACTATTAACAACATGTGTTGTAAAAGCTCCTTTACTAGGATCAAAAGTATTAATTACGCTTTCAATTTCAGTAGCAACAAATTGTGCTGCGTCACTTGCAAGTATATCTCCCTTAGCTACATTGTAACCCATAGCATCTATAGCTACAGACTGGGCTTGTATAAAGAAATTAGTAAACTTAGCTTTGTCAGCTTTAAAGTCTTTAGGGTTATTTTTAAATTCTATAGCTAACTTATTAACACTAGATTTATCTGATAACTTAGTTTCTTTTCCTTTAAAATCTTTTAAAGCTTTTTTAGTTTTCTTACTTATCTTGCCAGATCTAAACGCAGCGTTGTTTGCGGCTAAATAATCTAAAGCTTTTTCAGGTGTATTAAGTTTGTTAGGATCAGTACTATTAAATACTCTAGTTATAAAACTATCTTCTTTTTCTATTTGAACCTCATCTTCAAAAGCGTATAAACTTTCCTGCATGTATTTAGTATACTCATCTCTATACTTATCACTGTTTTCAAAAGTTAAATTGTCTTTAGAGTATAAATTATCAAGCATGTTTCTAACTGATCTATCCACAGCTTTTATAGCTTGATTATCGGTGTTAGCAGCTGCTGCAGCTAAATTTTCAGCATATATTTTTCTATTCTCTGGCTTTATACGGGCATCATCTACAATATGAGCAAATTCATGTATTATAACAGTTCCAGCTCTTATTTCACCATTTTCAAGATCTTTTTTAGCTTGCTCAGCATTTTGAGTTATTATAGTGTTACCCATAACAGCTCCATATGTTTGACCATTGTTAAACTTTTTAATAGCTTCGTTATACTCTGGAGTATTAACCTCTACGCCATTAGCAAGTAAAGCAGTTTCTAGTTCTTCTGCGGTTTTGTATTCTACTATATTTACATTATCTATGTCTGCAAATATGTCTGCGGCTTTAGCATTAACACCTTCTGCAACAGATATAGCTCTTGATTGATTCAAAGCCATCAAATCTCCAAGCTCACGATATCTTATTTCCTTTTGTTTTTTATTTAAAGGTTTATCGTTTATTGTTTCGCTTTCAACCATAGCAACAATATCAGGATTTGCTTTTGCTGCTTTCTTACTAGACCTACCTACACTCTCTCTTACTTGGTTTATAACAGCTACTAACTTATCTTCTGTAGATTTTTCATTATAACCATCTTTGTTTGTTTTACTCAAGTAAGAATCGTTAGTAGTCCATATGCTACCTAAGCTTTCTTTAGCTTTAGTTAAGCTTGTTGGTTTGTTTTTTATAACATTAGTTTGTTTGTCTAAAACATTTAATTGAGTTTCAAATACTTTAGCTTGTTCTTTTGTTAAAGATTCTTTATAAGACTTTATAACTTCAGCTTTATCTACATCTGACATACCTGGCATAACACCTGCTTGAGCTAAAATCTGTGATTTAATTAACTCCGTACCTATTAATCTTTTTATATCGTTAGAATTACGACCTAATATGTCTACGCCTAGTCTGTCAACTTCTAAACCTTGTTCTTTTAAGTTTTCAGCCATATCAGAAAGTAATAATTTTTTCTGTTTAGCGTCTAACTTAGAGTCTTGTATTAATGTGCTAAGCTCATTGTTGTTAACTCTAAGTTTGTTTATTTTCTTTTCAAAATCTTTTGTAGCATTATAATTTACCATACCAGAATAAGCAACACCTGGGCTTTGTGAAACACCTAGTGTTATTATGGTAGACATAGCGGTATCATCCCAAGCACTAAGATCTAATTCTCTATCAAGTATACCAAACTCTGTTATAAACTGTTGACCACCATATATTAATTCTTCTTCAGCAAGTTCTCCTGAACCACGCATTAATAGTGGTTTACCTATTAAGTCAGCTATTTTTTCGTATTTATTCGCGTATAAATTTTTAGATACACTTGTTAACGACGTAGGTGCTTTAAAATCTTTTAAAAGCTTTATTGTGTTTGGTGCTGTACCTAAAAATCTAGTTACAGTACCTTCAATTATACCATTAGCTAATGATGCGCTAACTATTTGATCGTCGCTTATTTCACTCATAGCTTTAGTTTTGTTTATATCTCTCATAGTATTAGTATAAGTATATAAATCTATAACTCCATTTTCGTAAGCGTCTAGAGCAATTTTAGCTTGTTTATCAGCTGTTCCTACTATTTGTTGCTGTGTTTTAAGATCTCTGTATGTTTGTGTACCTGATGACAAACCAAATAAACCACCAATAGCATTAGCTGTCATAGCAGAAGATAGTCCTGCAGCAGAGCCAATACCTCCGGTAGCTATAGCTAGTGTTATATTACCCGATTGCTGGCCTAATGTTCTAAAAAAGAAAGTACCAAAATCCCCATCATCATAGCTACCCATTGTTTCAAAGTAATCATTTTTAGCATTTAATCTTTTTTGAGCTTCTAAAGCCCAATCAGAGTTAACTAAAGTAGGTGCGGCTAATAATATTCCAGCAAAAGCATCGTTGACATCTTTAGCAAACAAACTACCTAGTCCATATTCTTTCATAGAATCTTTAAAAACATCAGCATCAACAGGATTAGCAGCATAAAACTCAGAAACTTCTTGCTGCATATTACTTAATGTAGCAGAATAATCTAATTGAAGATTAGCAAAGTCATTTTGTAGTTTAAATATTTGAGACTCTGCTTCTTTAAATAATCTACCTTCCTCAGTACTAAGATTTCTATCATTTGTTAAAGAAAAAATAGGATCACCACTTGGCGTGTAGTCTATACTTAACTTAGTATCTCTTGGTGCATTTTCTAATATTTCTTTTGCTCTAGTATTTAATACCTCTCCAAATCTTTCTTCGTATATTTTAGGAAGCTCTTTGACTTGCTCTTTTATTCTTTGATCAAATTTATTTTTTTCAATTCCAGCAATGCCTTGACCTAATCTTATTAGGTTTTGATTACCAGAATTAGCCATTATTTTTTCACCTATGGTTCTAGATCTGTCAAGCAGTTCTTCTTTTTTTAGGTTTTCAATACCAGCTTTATACATACCTTGTATAAATTTTACGCCACCAGCTTGTTGTATTTTATCTAAGATAGCTTGTGGTAAACCACTTAGATCTTTCATTTTATTAACGTCATCATCAATTTTGCTAGGCGCTTTAACCATTTTATCTAGCTTAGCGTTATAAACCATTTCACCTATAGCGTTATTTTCCATGTAAGATTTAATTTGCTCTTGTTCTTCAGAGCTTAAGTCTTCTGGTAAAACTTGATTTATGTTTGCTATTATATCATCAGCAAAAGTATTTTTAAAATATTTTAAATCTAGAGATTTATCAGATTTTATAACTGTCTCTTCTTTTTTTATATCTCTAGCTTTTGTTTCTAAGTAATTGCTAGTTGCTTCATAGCTATTTTTCATTATAGCCGCGTAACCTTCTTTACCTAAATCTTCTGTCATAAAAGATCTTAACTCAGAAACATCTAGTTTTTCCTTAATTACATTACCGTCTTTTATAACATTATAAGAGTATGGTTGATTAGTACCGTCTTTGAAAGATCCACTAGCTGCATTAATAGAAACGCTATAACCTGTACCTTCTAAAGCTTTATTTATAGACCTATCATCTTTTGTTTCGCCTAATACATCAGCTAATTGACCAACAGTATTAATAACCAATTCTTCGTCTGTCTGGTTTTTATATGCTTTATCTAATTTTTTTAGTATATCTACAGCTTCGTCTCTACCATCTAAAGTGAAAGGTTGTAAGTCTAATTCTGTAGATTTATTTTCTCCAGGTAAAGTTATATTTAATGCATTTCTTACACCAGTCTGTTCTATATAAACACCAGGATACTCGTTCATTAAAAAAGACTGAACTTCTTCTTCTGTTTTATCTATAATAGACATAGGTTTATTTATGTCCATTTCAGAATTTTGATAAGCTTTTTTTAATTTACTTCTTACATTACTATAACGCTCATCAAGTAACATTTTACCAGCAACACTACCATTGTATGTATCACCATAAAAACTATTATTTACTTTTTTGTATTCCGATAAAATATCTTCCAATTGTGATTCCAACTTGGATGTCTCGTCTATCTCCGTTGCTACACCCGCATCCTCTGCTGCAACAACTGGTACTTTTTTTGATGGATCATAAAAAGAATCTAAGTCAACTTCTTCGTTTCTAAGAACAGTACCTGTACCTACAGGTTCAGATTCTTTGAATTCAACATTTTGATCTGCTAAATAATCTTCTAAACTCATATTGTTCTCTTCAGCTAAAGCGTTAATTTCTTCAGCTGAAAGCTCTCCATATAGTGGGTGTATATAAATTGGATCTATTGCCATTTTATTTTTATTTAATTGGATAAATTTTCATTAAATCTTCTTTGCTTACGCTAGTTCTTCCTGGAACAGGACTATTGTCTTTTCCATAAATTTTATAAGTTCCATCACTATTTAATTTTATTTTTCTACCACCTGATCCAGGTATTGTTCTCATTATTTTAAAAGAATCAGGGTTATTAGCAACGTCACTAGCAAAATCAATTTTTTCTTGTTGTTTTTCAGTATTACCTTTTCTACTACTACCACTACTACTTGATTTTACTTTTTGTTTTTCTGTAGACTTAGTTTTAAAATACTGCATGTCACCTACATTCATATTTTCAGCAGCTGGTATACCTGCAGCTTTTAAATCATTTATTTCAGCTTGTGTTATTGCTCTTCTTGTCATTTGAAAACCATCTGGATCAGAAACACCTTCTAGTAAACCTACTTTATACTTAGCTGACTTCATTTCTGTTTCTTCTAATAAAGAAAGTATTTCACTGGAAGTTAGTTTTTTGTTTTTAAGTAATTCATTATACTCAGGTATAGCTGACTTAGGCTCCATGTTTCTAAGATAAGCCTCAAAACCTTGTTGTGTTTGACTCATTAAAGCAAAAGCTGACGCTGCTTGTTTTTTAGTAGTTTCTTTAACGGCTGATTCGTAAGCACTAACATCCATCCATTTAGATACTGTTTGAACATTTAAATCTTTACCTTTTCTTATACTAGAGGTACTAGCTAAAGGTACTTCCATTTTATCACTAAAAACACCCGACTCATTAGTTAAACCTTTAGAGGCTGATAAGTAATCAGCGTTTTCTAACTCTTTAGGATTAATTAAATTACCATCCCAACTACCATCACTTAAGTTGTATTCTTTTTTAATTGTTACATTACCATTTTCATCTTGGCTTTTTTCAAGTTTAGCACGAAGATCTTCAGGTAATAAAGGATTATTTATGTTAGTTGTAAAATCAAAAGTTAAAAGTGTTTGTGAAAACTTAGACTGATCATCTTTAAATACTTTAGAATATGTTTTTTGAACATCAAAACCTTCTGGCATTATACCGTTTTTATTATATAAAGCGTTAGCCACTAGTTGACTTTCAAATCTTTCAAGATTATCAGTACCAGAATAATAAGATCCAGTTGATGTTAAAGAAGCGTTAAAGTCTTTTTCATCAGCTAAAACTAAACCTGCTTCTTGAGCAAATGTACTTAGTGAATTTTTAGCATCATTAACTATAGACATGTATTTAACTCTATCTTCTGAAGAAGTGTTAGGATCGTTTACTAACATTTCAGCTTTAACAGAACCAATACCAAAATCAACATCCACTCCATTTATATTATGAACACCACCTAGCATATTAAAATTATTATAATCTTTAGCTTGGTCCATTAAACTTTTGGGTGTATTTTGCCATTCTTCAGAATTAAAGTTTTTGTTAGCAGCTTCAGCTTGCTTAATGGTTACACTTGCTTCAAGAGCTGCTCTATCTTTTTCTTCTTTTTCAGCTTTATCTGCTCTTTTTACAGCAGCATCAGCAAATGACTTAACCATGCCAACAGAAGCGTTAGAAATTTGGTTAGCAGCTGCCGCCCAAGCTTCAGCTCCGTACATGTCTTTTATTATTGTTGGATTATCGTATGCTCCCATTTTTTGTTTTTGATTTAGTTACTCAAATGCTCCACCACCAGCAGCTGCACCAATCATACCAGTTACACCACTTATAGCACCACCCCAGGCTTGAGCTTGAGCTTGAGCTGCAGAAGCTTGATTAGCCATTGCTTGTTGTTTTTGACCCGCCGCAGCGTTTAAGTCCATTGTTGTTCTATTTTCTTGCATTTGAGTTAAGAATTGTTGCCCAGCAGCTTGCTGACTTTGCATTCTTTGACCTTCTGCTATTTGTACACCTTGTATTCTTTGAGCTTCTTGCATTTTCATTTGCTCCATTTTAGATTGACCATCTGCTCTTAGTTTCTCGTTAGCAACTTCTTGTTGTTCTATACTAGATGATACACCTTTTTTACTAGCTAAAGCAGCTTGAGCTAAAGCTGTTGCGCCACCCGCGCTAGCACCTGTTGCTGCTAATGTATCTAGTGAATTAGCTAAAGCTATATCAGATTGCTCCATTTGTATTTCAGCAGCCTGCGTAGCTACAGATAAACTCGCGAAAGGATTTGTTATCATAGCACTTAAATCTTGAGCTAAACTAGACAAGTTTTGATTACCTGCATAAGGATTTGTTAAAGTAACCCTAGAGTTTTTTATTCTATCAATTTCTGCCTGAGCTCTAGCTGCTGCTCGACCTGCTCTTTTACCAGCTTTATCCGCTTGGTTAGATGCTACCGCACCTCCTATTGCAGAAATACCTGCTCCAATTGCTAATGCTGTTCCTACTGCCATATTATATTGTTTTTATTATTTCATACGATGGTTTAGTGTCAACATTCCATCTTAATTTCTTATGTGTGTTTATTAGGTTTTTATTTCTACCTATAGTAAACATATATTTCTTACCTATCTCTTTACAAGCAGCTTCAGCGCCTGTTATAAGCAATTCTAAAGCATCTTTACGGTCATCTTCTCTGTATTCTGGATCAGAAACAATCCACTCTAATAAAACCGCATCAGAGTTAGTTAGGTATATAAATCCAGCACATATTGGTTTTCCTTCTTTTTCAACCATAAAACCTCCTTTACCGTTATCAGGTAAAAAAGATTTAGGTGGATTAACCCACTCAGGCCAAGCCTCCCACCAGTTACATAAGGTATCCCAGTCTTGCTCTGTTAATGTTCTTAATTTCATTTAATTTTTTATTCTAGACTTGACTTTGGTAGAATTAACTTCTGGCCTACCTATACTAGGTTTTAATGGCACTGAGTTTTCTATTGGTTTAACTACTCTTGGTTTTGTGTAGTTAGGTTTTATAGAACTAGGTCTATTAAAGCTAGGTCTTTGGTTTGAACGTGGAATAGGATACACATTATAGTTCCATCTCCAGTCTTGTCTATATTGATATCTAAACGCATTACGATCTATTAATTCTTCTATTCTTCTATCAAGCACTCTAAACTTAAAATCTCTAACAGGTACAGCAAGTGTATCACCTGCTTCTGTTATAGTTAGTATGCTTTTGATTTTATAGTTTGAAAAATTATATTTACTTCCGCAAGACGTAAGTATTAATGTTAATGCTATGATTATTATTTTTTTCATATTAATAAGATGATTCTTTATAGTTTGTTGATATGGCAAAAAGTTCGTTAGTGCCAGATGTAGCTGTATTAGTAGCTTGTAAAGATACTGTTGCAAAGAATCCTTTAACACCAGATACTGATTTACCATAAATAACTTCGCCTTGCGTAAAAGCACTTGTGTTAATTAAGTCAGCAAAGTATTTATCTTCTTTTTGTTTAAACTCATTTTTTAATAAACTAACTTCCATGTCGGCTAAAGTTAAAGGCATGTTGAACACTCCAATAGCATTAGCCTGATCTTCGTTTGTAACAAAGCTAGTCATAGACCAGTTAGGTCCACCTTCGTAGTTTATTGTTTGAAAGTTTTTCACTACAGATGGATTTATATTAAATATACTTTGTATTTCACTAGTATATTGAGTTGCGTAAAAATTACCTCTATTTACATTATCGTTATAATGTTGGTATATATCACCTATTTCTTCTCCTGTTGCATTATATTTCTCTATTTTTTCTTGAGACCTAACAGTAGAATAAAAATTATTTTGTACGCTAAACATGTTACTTGGTATGTAACTATATCTACTTGTCCAACCTTTAACGTTTTCATCAAAACTAATGGTTTGCGGTGTTAAAGAACTAGATGCTGGTTGTATAGACAACGTGTAACACTTGTTATGTATATCGTAACCACCTATAGCCTTACCACTAGATAAAGACCCTAGTTGATCTCTAAAAAAGTCATACATACCATAGTTAGATATTTCTGTTATACCATCTTGTGATAGCCTTAAAACAGACCCTTGCTTAGCATCAGTAAAGTATTTTCTATAACCATGTACAGCAAAGCTTTCAGGGTTAGTAGATATACCAAATTCACCAGCGTAAGGTTGTATTGCACCTATAACAACGTTTGAAGTCGTTTGCATAGGTACTCCTTCTTGTGTATATACAGCATCTTTATCTATCAATGCTCTATTTACTTTTCTTTCTTGAAATATAGTAAGATTAGTATTTTCCGCATAAAGCTTTTGTATACTACCTTTTGATGGGTCTACGGTTCTAGTTATATCTTGACCAGATGGAAATTGGTTAGATTGATTTATACCAGTTCTAGAGTTAAATATACCTGAATATATAATAGAGTTAGATAAATTTTCTTGTGCATTATTTTCAGATACTAAAAAAGCTCTTGGAGACAAACCTGTTTGCACGTTGTTGTATCCACCTCTTATTCTAGACTCTTCCACATACCAGTTTCTATCTGAAAGCGATGAGTCCGCAATTTTCTTTAATACATAGGTATTGTAGTATTTTATCTGTAGAGGAAAGCCCATATTATATTATTACTTGTTTTTTTGATTATTAACTTTAATTAGCTGGTCCTGTTGCAGCTGGAGTGCCTGTTGCTGTAGGTGATACAGCAAAGTTTGTTCCACCAACTGTAGCTGGATAAAATGGTAGTGATGGTGAATCTATAAGATTCTGTATTAACGTTGGTTGGTATGGGGCAACGTTAAATTGTGGTTGTTGTGTTGTCCAGTATAATTTTGCTATTACAGTATATGGAGGTAGCGCTACTCTAGTGTTAGGTGGTAAAAGAGTGTTAGGATCAGGGTAACCACCTGATATACTAAAAGCTAAATTAACTAAAGCACAGTCTGAAAAATCGTAATTACCTAAGTTTCCACCAGCTGTATTAACTTGTCCAGGTCTAACACCTGCGTTAATCATTGTTTGACCTGCTGTAGATCCGTTGTTTGCGGTAAAAGCTTTTAACTTACCAAGAGATCCAGACCACACATTTTGAAAGCTAGGACCTCCACTAAGTTCAACTTTTCTAGCTGCTTCTAAAGCATATCCACTGCCACCAGATCCGCCATTTAATCTTTGACCTATTGTACCAGTGTTCCATGTATCAGCATTTTGAACTTCACCAAAACGCATACTAAATCCATTTGCATAAGTGTTAGGAGGGGTTCCACTAACCTCTAAGTAAGCAACCAACCATATATCTTGTGTTGTCCAGTTTTGAATTTGACCTATAAACCTAGGCATTGACAAGCCCATGCCTGAAATTACACCAAAATTAGTACTTGATGTCATTGCTGTATCATTCGTAGTATAACCAGTTCCAGACGTGTAATATGTTGCAGCTACCTGTGAACTAGTATATGTTGAAGCAGCTACGCTATAGCTTACGTTTGTAGTCACTGTGCCACCTCTAGTATCTGTTAATTTCATAACAACTAAGTAAGTATAACCTGATTGATTACCATTTGTACCGCTAGATACTAACTTAAATCTTAAAGAACCATCAATCACCTGTTGATCGGTTATTTTTAAGACACTAGTTATAGAGGATGCTGTGGTGTATTGAGTTTGAACATTAGTTGGACTAGTTGTTGTGACTGACTGTATGCTCCACCCAAAACTATTTGAAGGTTGAAAAATAGACCAGTTAGCATTATTTGGCGCTCCAGGTGTAGCAGGGTTAGTCGCACTACCGTTGAAACCTCTAGGTGAACTATTTACGGTAAATATAGTTTCACCACTAATAGACCCTGTTGGGCTAGGGCTTGGTACTGTTTGCACTGTAGGATTTGAATTTACAAGTTGCATTACTATAGTTTGATCTACAGAAACAGAGCCTAGTGTAAATCTTACGGTAGCTAAATATTTACCGCTGTAATCAGCATCAGCACCAATTTCATTTATACTACCAGCGTAAAAAGTATCTTCAGTTTGTATTTTATAACTACCAGTCACTGATCCAGGTTGTAAAGAAAACCTTTGATCTAAATTAGGTAATCCATAATTAGTACTATTTAAATTAGATGTACCGTAAGAGTAATTAAATACAGATATTAAGGTAGCATTGTAAAGCGTGTTGATTACACCACCGCTTGTAGGAAAAAAATCAGGCGTTACCCTAGAACCACTTGCGGCATCTTCACTAAAGCTTTGGTTAGGGCTTATGCTAATACCGTTTATACCACCAGTTGTATTTTGTACGCCATAATTTAAATCAGATATTAAACCAGTTGTTGTTGCTTCGTAAAATAATTCTAATTGAGAAACAAAAGGTGATGTCTCTAGAACAGCTAGACCCATAACCGCTGGGTAATCATACGTGCCAGATGGTGAAGTAAATTCAACCTCAGTAACCCCAATAGCTTGTTGTGTGGAGATTTTAGATATATAAGGATTTGTGTCAAAATCATATATACAAAATGGGTTACCAGTTCCCGCTGAAACTGCTGTGTTAAAAGTTATTTCTGGAAAAACGTCTTTTGTTGTACCTATTAATTCTATGTCATCTGCAGACGAAGAAGGGCTAAATTGAGTATTTCTATATATTGCACCTGAGGTAGATGTTACTTGAACTGTATTAGTTACTCTTGGGAAAACTCTTTCATCACTTGTAAACTGATTTTGCAGCGGCCCAACCTCTTGTAGGTTTCTAGGTAATTTGTTTATATTATCAGATACTAACGTTGTAAAAGCTGTTTCACCTTGTTCTAATGTTGAACCATCTATAGGATAACCATTAACAAAACCAGGTAAATATACATTGTAATAATCTTGTTGTTGCTGTTTAACACCTATTCTATAGCTATAAAAGCCATCTACATTTATATCATAAGTAGCGTAAGATCTAGGTAAATCATTAGTTGTTAGTGCTGGTTCAGGTCTACCAGTACTTGTATTATCAAATAAATACTTTTCAGCAACCTCTTGGTTTGTAAAAACTTCAACAGAAGTAACAGGTGTACCGATAGTTGTTACAGTTTTAATGTCTACATAGTCAGTAAATAAACCTGCAAACGTTTTACCTATAGTAAAATAATTTTGATAAGTTGTTTCAAAATCTTGGAATAAAGGCTGCGCAGCGTTAGTAGTTCCTGTTTGATATTTATAATAGTTATCTGCTGTAAACAATAATTCAAACTTTATTACATCTCCTAGATTTGCACCTGAAGCGAGAGTAACTTGAGGTTGATCATTACCATCATCTACAATAGAGTATTCTGATGATTCTAATTTTATAAAACCATCACCTATGTTTTTATAAACACAATAAGAATTGCTAGCTTGAATCGCATCGTCATAAACTAAACCATTAAATACAAAAACAGTTTGATTAGCTGTAGATGTTATAGATTGAGTTGATAGGTCCCTAAAAAATATAGGATAAGATACTGAAGCTGTAGTGATAGTGTAATAATTACCAATAGCGTAAACACCTGGATAACCACTAACATTGTTAGCGTTAGCTAGTTCAGGTATTAAACTATTAAAGTTTATTTTTAAAGTATCACCTTGCCAACCAGCAACACTACCGTTAAACGATACATTATTATAGTTACTAAAAACATTAGAACCTGGTTGTGGATTACCTTCTGAATCTAATAAGTTATCATAGTTTGATAATATTATATCTGTTTGTCTACCAAATTTATCAGCTAAAATTACACCAACCTGATAATTTCTATTTTGCTTTAATGAGTGCTGAGGATATTCTGTAAATATTTGATTGTCTTTTTCAGCTATATCTACATAGTAATCTAAACCTTTTTGCCCGCTTTTACCTTGCACAAAATTACCATACATTATTCTGTTGCCTGATGTTTCTTGTGCTAAAGAAGTTACAGGCACTTTATCAAAAACTCTAGCCGCTTCTTGAGATGGTAATGTTTTTATTGGTAATGTAGACTGATAGTCGTATTGATATATATTAGTATTATTTAAATTATCTATAAAAGATTGATCAACAACTATAGATTCTAGTATTTGATAAGCTTGTGTGTCAGATTGTTTAAATAATATATCTATACCTTTTATTTTGTAATCTGTTAATATATTTAGACTAGGTAGTGTTATATTTAATATAGCATTGTTTATAGAATTTTGCATAAACTCTACAACCGTAGAGACAAAAGCTTTTGTTTCATCATCATTTAAAAACTGCCCTTCTTGTTCTGGAATAAAAACATCTTGACTAAAGGGAGCTACAACAGAATACTCGTTGTCATCAAATTTAAATCTATAACTAAATTTTACAAATTTATCTCTTAAATAATCTGGATCACCGTTCCAGCCATTATAACCAGCATCTTTAAGTAATCTAACAGAATAACCATTTATGTTGTCAGCTTCTGGTGCTGCAGATAATTTTGTAGCCGCTTGATCAGCAGACGTCATCAATATGTAATCACCAGTAGCACTCAAAGGTGGGGTAGGTGTTGTATCTTCTCTTGCCCAAAATCTAGCTTCCGTACCTAAACCAGCAAAAGTTCCAGCAGCGTCTCTATGACCAGCAGCTAGAACATTAAAACCTGTAGTGTTAGTACCAGGATTAGCATCCCAAGAAGTTGTTGATTTAAGTCTTGTAGCTGGAGTTGTACCACTTATTATATCACTGCTCCATACACCTGATGGTATAACATTAAAACCAATAGGCGCTAAACCTCTAGGGTCTTCTATAGCATATCTATTATAAAGTTTACCGTAAACTGATCCATTAGCTAATGAGTTTTCATAATAACACCAAGCACCTTGTTCGTTAGCGTCTGCGTCTGCCCAAGCTTGGTTTGACTGAGCTTCAGGTATAGGATCACCGTTTCTATAGCTAGAAACATTTAGATTAACTGCTGATACTGTTATAGAGCCTATGTTTGTTTGCAAAGGATCAGAAGCATCAGACATTGTAGATGGTTTTAATAAAGAGTTTGATCTTAAATCTATAAATTCAGCCGCCAAATATGGCGCGAACTTAGCTACAGATATTTGATCTTCACTATTATAATAACCAAAGTCTTTAGTTATATTTATTTTTCTAGGTTGATTATTGTTATCACTAAAAAACAATAAATCTTCTATCAAGCTTATACCATGTACTGGGAAATCTTTTGAAAAATTTAACCAACTACCAGAAACTAATTTAGTAGAGTTGTTACTAGCTGTATTATATACCGCAATAAAACAACTAGCAGAAAGAGGAGCTTGTGCTGTACCAGAGTGATCTGTTGCAAAATAATAAGCTAAACCTCTGCTTTGATCTACGTATACACCTATTATTTCTATATTTATATTACCGTTGTCTATTCTTAGGAAGTTACCTAATATAGACTCTAAAGCACCAACATCACTAGCTTCTGACCTAGAGACAGCTACGTTTAAAGCATCTCTGTATTCATTGTTTGGTATTAGTCTCTCGTCTAAATCTTTATTCATTTTAGACCTAATGAAACTATTTTTAATTTCAGCCATGTATTATGATTTTATCCATTTAGATTTACCTCTCATTACTTGAACTATTTCATCAAGCTTAATATTAGATAATCTTATCTTTGCATTTCTTAATTTAGAGCTTTTTTCTTTTCTAAGTCTTTGCACTATATATTCTGGTTGACCTATTCTAGTAGATATTATAGCATGTAGTATGTAAGCATACATTGCTTCTTCTGCTAACTTAGGAACTCTACTATCTAAGTCATAAGCTAATCCGTCTGATATGTATTCTAGTATAATTAGTCTACCAACTAAATTGCTAGAGAAAGATAATTTACCTTCTCTTTCATTTAAATTAAACCAACCATTTACTTGAGAGTACTGAGGGTCTAAGCCATACATTTCACCGTATCCAGAACCTATGACATTACCCATGTCGTCCCAATTGTAAGCCCACATATCATTAGTAAAGTCATTTGTAAAATCTCCATTTATAAATTGTTGATTTGCATTATGCCATCTATCTTGCGTTATAGACGTGCCCTCTGTATCATTACCAAAATTATCTTGTGTTGGTATACCAGCAGAATCCTGTGTTTGTGTATAGTAAGGACTTGTTGTTAAGTTATTTGTAGGATATATAGGGTGTTTAACACCTAGTTGATCTATATAAGACATCTTAACGTAGTTAACAAAGTCTTGAGGTAAAACTAATGTTAAGCTAGCTGGTACTGTTAGTTCAGCTGACTTAATACTTTTTAAAGTATCGTAGCTAAACTCTTGCATAGCTCTTTTAGCATGAAATATAACATCAGTTCTATTTACGTTAGGTATTAATTTATTCTGCCCAACATACGCAACTAAAAAGTTATTTATAACATCATTAACTTTAGTGTATTGATAACTACCATAGTTATCCTCTACTGTTTCACCATATGCTTTTTCTGCCTCAGTGTTACCGTATTTACCACCTGTTAATATAGTTAATTGAACAACAACATAAGCGTTAGCACTAGGTGCAGCTGCAAGAGTTATTGTTCTACCATCACTACCTACAGACATACTTGTAATCCATTCAGACCAAGACCCAGATATACCTGATGGACTTGTGTAAACTTTAAAGTTATTTAAACTGTAATTTTGATTAGCTGGATTCCAGTCACCTAATATAAGTTCAGTATTAAAATCCGTTACAAACGTCTGGTTAACACCTGACGCAGCTGCTCTAAATCCTTGTGATCCTTGATAATACTGTTGAGCATTTTCAGTTATTAATCCGTTACTTTTAGGTTGTATAGCCATCGTTTATTAATTTCTTTCGTTTTGAGCTTCCTGTGCTATTTCACTAGCTGCAGCTTGTACTATTGTTGGATCTTTTATAACTATACCAGCGTATAATAATATCTGTATTATTACGTTAACTTGCTCTGTTGCATCTAATTCAAAATTAACAGAAGTTGCTGGATCCCAAACGTAGTACCCTGAAGAAGAATCAAAGTTCCAACTAGGGTTTGCTGGTTTTTTAATATAACTAGCTTTAACGCTATCGCTTATTGTTTGAGGATGTATAATTACTTTGTTTTGTTCAAATAAATAAACTGGGAAATATTCAACAGGTTTACTTATTGGTGACATATTTAACAACGCTAACTCGTTTCTTTGTATAGGTTGCACGACTCTATCATCTTTATATAAAACAGTTCCTAGTTTATAAAAATCTTGAGGATATAAAGTTATAACTATATTATTAGCCGCTCCAGTAGGTAGAGAACCTGCTGTTAAACTAAATATACCTCCTGATATAGTAAAGTTCGTGTAAGCTAAACCTTGGTAAGTGACAACAACAGTGCTGTCTTCTACTTGACTTTGAGTTATAGATGTTAAGGGATATGTTATTTGATTTGTTACAGTTGATATTAACTGCGTTCCGCTAGCCGCACCTGAAGAAGTTGGTAGCGTAAAAAAAGCTGGATTTGTGCCAGCTGGTGCATTATAAGTACAATCACCTATTTTTTTAAAAGCGTCTAACTTTTCTTGTACTGATTTGTAGCGATTTCCATATTCGCTTTCATTTTGTGGCACTCTAATCTGTTGATTTAAGGTCTCAAAATAATTATCTAGCACATCAAGTTGAACCTGAGTAGCTAGCTTATTAAACTCATTAGGTGTTAAATAACCTCTTTGTTCCTTATTTATTATCAACAAGACTGTTTTATAAACTTGATCTATGTTTATTGCCATTTTAATTTGTTTATTATAATATGGGCCCGAGTGAACGAGCCCTATATTAGTATTACATGTTATTTAAGTTTTTTCTCGATAGACTTAAATATTTCAACACCTTCGTCTGTTTTCAAGAAAGCGGCAAATGCTGAATAAGGATTCTCTTCAAAAGGAACCGTCATTAGTTTTTTACCGTTTGATGCCCACGTGAACGAGCGTTGATCTGGAGATAGCCTAATAATGTTAGCTTCAGTTGCTTTTATTCCTAAGTTTCTAAGCTGTACATTATCGTCTTTAGCTAATTCTACAAATAAAACTGGATTTCTTTTAGCAAACATTAATAAGTCTCTTTTTACTTCTTTAGAGCTTAACTCGTTTACTTTAGATCCAACTTCAACTCTTAGTATTGCTTCACATTGATCAATATCTAAAGATAAAGCCATGTTCATAGCTTCTATCTCATATTCTAAATCATGCAGTTCTTCTTTAGCAATCTGCTGAGGTTTTAATTCTTTATATAAGTGATTTCTTGATGGGTGATATAAAGATAACATTTTTTGTAATGCTTGATATCTTTTTTCTACTCTTAACACACCGTTTTTGAACGTAATGTGACCCATTGTTGATTCACCTTTTTGCTCATCTACAAATGATGAAGCTTGATTAGTAGCATATTTTAACTCTCTTTGAGCACCTAGCTCTTCGTCAAACCACAATAAAGGATGTTTTGTTGTGTGCTTGCTTGGTAACGTAAGTGTTAGTGGAGTTTTACTACCTGTTAGATAATAGTTTCTATCTTTTATTTCCCAACCATCTGGTTGAGTTGTTTTTTGTTTTGCCATGATATAATATAATTAAATAATTTATAAGAGTAATAATTACCCCCGTAGTTACAACGAGGGTAAGAATTACATTTGTTGAATCAATTAGATTCCTTTGAATAATACGAAGTTATTCGCAGCTTGAGTTACTAAACATCTTTCTGATAAGAAGTTTACTTCCATTGCATCTAAAGATGAAGTGAAAGCACCACCTACAGAACCAGTTAACCAAGACTTCATTCGTCTGTCATCAGCTTGTGAAGCTCTATAACGTACGTGTAAGAATGGTCTTCTAATGTTTGTTCCTAAGATTTGATCGTATACTGTAGAAGTTCCAGCTGGTACTAATACACCTTCAATAGATGCAGGTCCAACTAATCCTCCACGAGTAGAAGCATCGTTTAAGTATTTCCAGTCAGTTTTGTAGAAGTCATAAGAACCTCTTCTGAAACCAGAGAAACCTAAATTTAATGCCATTTCCTCAGAATTTTCAAATAATCCAAAAGCAGTACCTCCAGCGAATCCACCAGAAATAGAAGCTAACATATCGTCAAAATCAAGAGCAGTAGATCTGTTCAAGAATAACATGTTTTCTTCGATAGCTCCTTGAGTATCTAAGTTCTTTAGTATAGCATCAAAAGCGTCTAACCCAGCAGCAGCTGTAAAGCCTACTTCTACGTTACCTCTGTCTTGGATAGCAGCAAATAAACCTTGAGTACCACCTTGAGCAGCAGGTACAACACCAGCTGAATTTAGTTCACCTTCAACCATTGCCATTTCTAGGTAATCTTCAAATCTAAGTCTTGTTTCAGACTCAGCTTTTAAATACCATAAGTATCCACCAGTTCCATCTTCAGTAGCAACTTCTACCCAACCGATCTGAGCAGTGTCAGAACCGTTTACAGTATATTGGCTTCTAATGATTATTGGAGAATTTACAAAAGTACTGAATGCAGGATCCACAGTTACCATAGGATTAGCATTTTGATCAATAACATTTGCTCCAACTGCAGCGTTAACAGTAGAACTTCCTTTTTGGAAATCAGAACCATAAACAAATATCTTTACTGTTCCAGTTAACCCATTTAGGTTAGCTACAGTGTAAGGTTGAATTGTTAATTGTCCTGGGTTACCAGCAGCACCAGCAGCGCCTGTGTCAGAAGCAGTTACTAAACATTTTGCTTCACCACCGAAATCATCCATTACAACAATTGTTGAGCCTGGAGAGATTACGTTTAATATTGGCACAGCAGCGTTAGCAGCTGTAACAGGTATTGTTAGTATTAGACCACCACCACTTATTACTACGTTTTCGTATGAGATGTGTAATCTGTTTTGTTCAGACCAAATTACTTGATCAGATGTCATTGGCATTTCTGCGCCAACCATTCTTAAGAAACCAGATAAAGTTCTGTTTCCATATCTTTCTACTTCTGCTTCGTAAAGCTCTGGTAAATATTGTTGTGAAAAATTCACACCATTTGCTCCAGCGAAGTTTAAGTAGTTACTAGCCAACGTTTGTTGACTTTGACTTGGTGTAATATCACCAAATTGAGGACTTAAAGCCATAATTTAAATTTTTTTTTAGTTAAACTTTTTTCTTTTAATTTTTAATTTTGTTGAGTCTAATCCACTAATAGCTTTTACTTTTAATCCGTTTATAAAAACGTTTCCATCGGCAACTTGCCTCGGTCCGTCTTGTGATGGGTTCTTGGAAGTTTGAATAATGTCTTTAACACCATCCGCTTTTCCTTGCTCGTAAAAATGATGAGCGATTTTATCAGCATTCATAGCAGCATACATAGCTTTGTGGTAACCCGCTGGGTCAGTTAAACTACCTTCTTCATTAGTATATTTACTAACAAAGTTTTGTACGTCAACCTGCGTTTCACCCACTTTACTAGGATCTTTAATACCGTATCTAAATTTCTTATCACCAACATTGAAGTCAAAACCTTTGAATTCGTTACTGAAAAGCTTTTTTGTACGATCTCTAAAATCACCGTGTAATCGTGTTGCAGTTTCTTGTTGCTGCTTGTATTGGTCGTAAAAACTAATTGCTTCTTGTTGTTCTTGAGTAACGCCCGGTCTCAACTTGATCTCGTCGTAATATTTACTTTTTGAACTTTCAAGAAATTGTTTAGCATTTGCAACCTCTTCTTTAAACGCAAGTTTTTTCTTGCGTATATCTCTTGGCTCGTCTACATCTTCATCAAACTCAAAATTATCTTCCATTAAGAAGCTAATCTCTTCTTGATCTAAATGAGGTTTTGCCTTTGTATAGTATTCTCTTAAAACATCTTTAGGACTGTAGTTACTGTAGTCTTTGTTTAAAGCTACATAATCTTGTACAGTTCCACCAGTTTCTTCCATAAATGAAACTAACTTTTCTATGTTTTCTGGTAAAGGTTTACCTAAGACTTTTTCATCTCTCTTAGCTTCTTTAACATCTTGTGTTATCTCCTTTACTTCTTCTTCTGTTATTTCTTGGATTGGTGTAATTTCTTCAACAACCTCGCTGGACTCTGGTACTTGTTCGTCCACTTTAGCGCTATCTCCGGTTTGTTCGCCCACATCCACTGTCTCTGTTTCTCCGATTTGAATGGCATCGTCTTCTTCTTTTAATGCATCTTTAGGAATTGTGACTTTTGTAACCTCAGGTATAACTTCACCCTGAGCCTCTGGTTTAGTAAGATCTACTTTTATTAAGTTATCTTTACCTTGATTTCCTAAATTTTTAGGTTTCTTTTTTTTGATTTTAAACTCACCCTCTTGCTTGACAGGTTCGTTTACTTTTGTTTCTTCTGACATGATAAAATATTATATAATTATTAAATGTTAACTAGGCGGCATCATATTTTGTAAACCAAACGTGCCTAGTTGTGATGAGTCTGTTCCTTCAAAATCTACAGGAGCAGAATCATTTTGTCGTTGATTTATTAATTGACTTTGTTGAGTTCCTTGTAATTTAACTCTTTTGTCTTTTCTATCTTCTATTTCTTTTTCTTTTTCACTTTCTACGCCTAGCTTTATTTGAGCTAGTTGTTTTTGGTATTCAAACTCTTGAGCCATTAATTGTTGCTTAACGGTTAACTCTGTTTGCATACGTTGTATTTCAAACTGAGACTTAGCTTGTTCAACTTGAACTTTAGACTCTGTCATAGCTTGATTCTTTTGAACCTCAGCCATAGCAGCAGCTTCAGAAGCTTTAGCATTTGCTTGTGCTTGCGCATCAATCATTTGCTTTTGTTGAGCTTGATCTCTTTTTATTTTCTTTTTTCTTTTTTGTTTCAGTAATTGATTAGCTAGCTTTAGATTTTTTATCTGTCTAATATCTATAGCGTCTTCAAGATCAATACCGTTATTTTTTAAAGCTATTTGTATGTTTTGCTCTAACTGAGCTCTTTCTTCCTCGTCAGGTTCTAACTCTAAATATATACCAAAGTCATGTAAATTTAAATTAGATATTTCACCTAACGTTTGAGCATTATAAAGAGATATGCTTTCAATTAAAGCGTTTCTTGTTAAAGGGAAAGACAATACATCTGCTATTTTTAGAGATATATTTTCACATATTCTAAGCGCTAAATATAAGCTAGCTTGATTAATATGCTTAGTTGCTATATTAGATTGATTAGCGGCCATTTTAGCTATACCTACTAACGAGTCTTTATCTTGTATACTACCATCTCTAGCTTCATTTAACCCCGTGACATCACGTATCATCTGTAAATAATAGTTATAAGTCTGTATAAGACTCTGTAGTTTGGCGCCACTAGCTGATGATGTTAATTCTTGAATAGGTACTTTACCTCTATTTAACTCACCATCTTGTGTTAACGATCTACCAACAATAGAACCAGTTTGGAAATACATGTTTAATGCTTCTGCCGGGTTATAGTTTGTACCGTTACCTAAGTCAACTTCTGCTAAACCATCCATATCTAAGAATACACCATCCGGTACCATTCTAGACAATACTTGTTGCATTTTTAAATGAGTTATTTGAATCATATCAGCAAAACCAGTTATCTTGCTTACTAAAGATTCTATTCTACCCTTGTACATTCTAGGTGCACATATAGCGTAATTCATTTCAACTTTAGTACTATCTGAAGCTGGTCTTGTCATGTTCTCAGCTAATTCCCATTTTAACATAGTATTAGTGCCTAAGACTTTAGCGCCGCTGTATAGTACTTCAATACTTCTTGAAACTCTATCATAAGTATCTGCCGGTGGTGGATTAAATTCATCCGTTTTTTGAATAACTTTTTCTAAACCATTATCTGTTTGTTTTAATTTAAAAACCTGGTTCATATAAGTTTTATATTCAAAATATAATATTTGAACAGTGTTAGCGTCGTAATTACCCCAACCTGTTATGTATTGCCTATTTCCAGGCATTTTTTGTATTTTCTCTAGCTCTTCTTCACTAATTTGCGGAAATTGTTTTTTAAGTTCCGGTATAGTTATAGACTTAACTTCACCAACATAGTATATGTCTTCAAAGTTAGGATCTTCTGTGTAAGAGTATATAACGTGAGCTGGATCAACGTAATCTATTGTTACGCCGTTAGATTTATTAAAGTTTGTTTTAGCACAAGCTATTCCGCATACAACTAAATCTTCGTTAATTCTACGTTTAGTTAACTCCCATCTATTTTTAGCTAGTGTTGTTGATATAGCCTCTTCTTCTGCTATTTCAATTGACTGCTTATAACTTAACTGCATATGCAGCTCTAATTCTTCTTTTGTTTCTGGTAATAACGGTGGCGGTATATTAGACTGAGAAGCGTCAATACCTAATGTTTGTTGAGCTAAAGCTATTTGCTCTCTAGCAAACATATCTTCAGCAATAGCCGTTGCGTAGTTAGTTCTTTTTTTAACTGACTCAGGATCTTGTGAAAAAGCTTTTATATCAAACTCTTTTTGTGATATACCGTTTACAACTATATTTACAAACTTAGATATAACTGGTACTGGTTTCCAGTCTAAATTTAAATAAGACAAATCGCCGTTTATTGACAATTCATCTTTATATTTCTGTGTAGGCTGTTCACCTCTAGCATATAGTCTTAGACTGTGAAAGTTATTCCAACTCGTTAAGTATCTATTACCGTTAGTTCTCCCTTGGTCAAACCATTCAGTTTCAATAGCAGAAGCTACTTGAGATCCATACTCCCATGAAGCTTTTTCCGCATCCGGTACTACCTGACTTGGAAAAGCACTATTTGAATTAGTATATATTTTCATCTATTCGATTATTTTTGACAATGTACCTTTGTTGTTATATTTTTTAAAACCTAAATCGTAAACTTTTCTTTGAATAACAGGATTTGGTCTATATTTATTTTTGTTGCAAGCCATTATAGCTAAACCTGAGCTTATAGAAGCATCATGAGATGTTCTATTGTTTATATTAAACTTAGCCCAATCTTCTAATGTTCTTTGAAAATACACATCACCGTAATCACCATTTTCCTTTAAACCTACATGTTCTTCTATATACGACTCTATAGCTGCAGCGTGTGCTTGTTTGATATCTTCACTTGAATTAGGTATTCCACCTATTTCTCTTTCTGTTGTAGAAAGCTTATTATATTTTTTATCTGGCCTGTTCATTGAGTAACCTCTATAACCTCTTCTTTTAAAATAATATAAAAGTCTTGGTTTGTTGTTCTCTGCTAGTATTGGCATACCATAAAAAACGCAAGCCATTAATACATCTTCAAAAAATATCTCAGCCGTCTGTGGACGAGCGATATATTCTAAGAAAAAATGATTAGGTGGAACGTTCTCCATACTAAACTTGGTTAAACCTGTTAAAGCACCATTAGAACCTCTTCGGTCAACAGTACCTGATATATCATAGCTATCACAACCAAAAGCTCCAGTATGTTCGTTACCTGGCCATTTTAATCCATTTTTAATTACAACTCTGTTTTGCATTTCAATAGGTGGTGTCCAAGATAAGAAAAACCTACCTTGTTTGCTTGGCATAAATAATACCTTAGTATCTTTTACTCCATTTACCCATTGAAAATTTCCTTGAGTTATTATTCCACTGTTTTTTAAATCAGCATTCCAATCTATTTGTTGGTATATCTTAGTTAGATTAAATAAAGATGATTTAGCCTCATCTCTAAAAGCATGTTCTTCTGTTCTTGGGAATTGACGATAAAATTCATTTAAACCATCTTGATCTTCCTTTAAACCGTTTACTTCGTTTTGCCAGTACTCTATTACACCTATTTTTATTTTAGTCCCGTGAGGATCTTCAACTGGTTTTTTTGGTGTGTCGAAGACAGGTATGCCATAAGAATCAATGTATCCTTCGTAATTCCATTCCATAGGTATGAACAAAGAATAGAGTCCCGAGCTAGTCTGTCCGTTGGCGTTTCTTTTTGTAACATCTGAATCGTTATATAATTTTTTAAAATTATCACCACCCTTATCTAAAGAGTTTGATGTACTTCCCATCATACACTTACCTATAACCTTACTACCCAGTCTAAGTGTTGTTTTTGTAACACGCCAGTTGTTTAATATATTGTTTGGTCTTTCCCACTTACCTGATTCATCGTGAACTAATAACTTTAGTTTTTCACCATCATAAGAGTTGTCCCCTGTATTTTTCCAATCAATAGTGGTGTCCAGGCCCGTGATCTCTTGCAACTTAGTGTTATCATCAAGTTTTCTACGGGTGAATTTAGAAGCAGGTACCCTGTACGCAAGTTCGGTCTTTGGTCTATCCATACCGTCTTGTATTGGTTTAAAAAAGAACGGGTAGTTGACTGATATTGGTACAACTTTGTCGGTAAACATTTTCTTTGCGTCAGGACCAGATTTTGACAATATGCCAAATCTTGAATCTGTGGATATTGTAGCAAGGTTAACTGACTCGGCTGATGACATAAAAGAGAATCCAGACCTACGGTTTTTAAGATAACACATTCCGTAAGATCTTGTGTCTGCTTTGCAAGCTTCCCAGAATATATAGAATAATCTGTTTGACTCCCTAAAGTCTGGTTGCCCAACATCAATTTTACTCCACTGCAAGTACATATAGTGAGTGCCAGTAATATAAGTAGGAACATTTTTATTAATGAACCAAAAACCTTCTTCACGCCTTGTAAACTCTTTGTCGATATAATCATACCATTTTTCTTTAAAATCTAAAGGGTATTCTTCCCAGTCAAATACTGATTTAATTTTTTTTAATTCCTTAGGATAACCTGAGTAAGTCCATTTGTTATTCTCAAATTTAATTACATCATGTTTTTTAGGTAATGCAATTTTTAAGTTTTGTATCTCATAAACCTCACCTATTTCTCCGGTTTTACTTATAACAACAACATCATATTCTTCATTATAACCGTAATCCCATTTCTTATATTTATTCTTATGATTTAAAGTTTTAGAATCTATATAGTTATTTAATACTTTATATAACTGCTGCTCGTACATTATTTAGATCTACCTTCAGCAAAACCTTTAAAAGCTTTTTCTTGCTTAACTTCTTTAGGTTTTTCGTTTAATAACTCTTCTTCTTGTTGTATCCTGCTTAGTATTTCAAAAGCATCAAATATAGCTAGCTTTTTTGTAGCTGCCGCGTTTTTAAGTCTGTCAGCTGATATGTCATCGTCTGAATCTACTATAGGTTCTTTAGCTACCTTTATTAACTCCTCAACTGCTACTTGCCCAGCGTGGATTATATTCAACTTCGTTTCCTTCGTTTTCATACTTTATAACAATATCATTTGATTTCATACAATATAAACGCTCTTCGTCAACAATAAAATCATATTCACCGTATGGAGTATAACCAACAGTATCACCCTCGTTTATTCCTAGCGCTTCTAACGAGCTATTACCTATTTTTAATATACCAATAAGCTTTTTCTCTTTAGCTACTTCTAATCCGTCTTTTATCTTTAACGGTTTTATGAAACATCTACTATTTATAGACTTCCATTTTATATCTTTTTTATAAAGATACACTTGATCTAAAGCACAAAAATATAAACCATCTATAAAAGATGATCTACTTTTCTTTTTATTGCCTTTCATATCGTAAAACGTACGAAAAACATTATGATGTATTATTATTAAATCACCTTTTTCAATAGGAGTTTTGTATGCTTTAGGTGTTTCTACAACCTCAGCTAAATTATTTACAAATTTAAAACTCTCTATTTTAGTATTTAATATAATTTTTTTATCACCTATAGATTTTTCATTGTCATATTCTTCTCCTACAGGTTTAACTATAAAGTCATATAAACTTCTCATTAATACTCTAAATCATATTCAACTGATATTGCCATGTTAGAATTAAATTTTTTCCATGGCAATACGTCGTTGTTTTTTTTGATGTGTATATTATAAGATTTATCAGAATCATCTAGCAATATATGTGATATTTCATGACCACCATATACTTGTTGCCCTACTGAATAATGCATAGCATCATTTTTGTAGTCAGATCCGATACTGATCTTTCTAATATTATTTGTCATCTTCTTTTTCGATTTCAGTATAACTACCGTCTTCTAGGTTTACAGTTACCTGACCGTATTCATCTTCTAGTTCTTTTTTAATTTCCTCTAGATCTTTATTACTATTAGCCAACTGAACTAAAACACCTTGTTTTTGAGTTTCAAGAACACCTATTGTTCTTAATAGTTCGTTTTGCTCTTTAGTTTTTTCTACAATTTTTTGTAGCTCTTCGTCTTTAATCTTGTTTACTTTACTCATAATTTGATTTAATTTAATTTAGTGAATTCTTGAAACATACCATTTGCTTCTTTTGTTAATACGCCATCTTTTAACGTATATTGGTTTGAAAATTTAACACTGTTTAAAGCATCTTCATGCATTGTTTTTACTAAGCCATTTTCTTCGTATAAAAAATCTTCATTTATACTCCACTCTCTGTCTAGTTTAAAATTCCAGAACTTTAAAGAGCCTATGGTTTCGTTGTGATAAATTACTAATAATGTGTCGTCATTTTTAACATCTTGCCAAACACCTGCAAAATCTTTCCTATCTTGTGAATATGAAAACACAGAGCAGAAAAGACCTAATGTAATAATTAAGTTTTTCATTTAATTTGATTTAATTAATATTCCTACTATTTATTATTACTTATAGTTTTGAATTTTTCCATACCTCTAGAACCAAAGTATGCTATATAAACAGTTGTAAGTAATTGCTTTAATAATGCAATCCACTCTTGTTCTACTGTAAAAGATATTTCCTCATGACTATCAACCCATATAAATGATATAGCCATAACTGATAAAAATATAAGGGCTAAAGGTCGTGTGTTCTTAGAAAGCCATGAATCTGACTTCATATCACTCTCCCAACGCCTTGTTATTTGATTCTCTGCATCAGCATTAGCTTTGTTCATTATTTCTTGAACTTGCTTTTTAATCAGCAGTTTCTCTTCATCCGTAGTAGTTAACTTATCGATGACGTCACCAACTTCTTTGATAACGCCACCTGTAAGCCATTGAAATATTTTTTTCAAAATTATCTTCCGCTACTGTTTCGACCTGCTTTTTGGATCTTATTAGCTTCTGTAAAACTAAAGTCACCACTTTTGATTCTAGTTTTCTTAGCTTCAACACCACCAATTGCCGCAGCTGTACTGAGTGCTTTTGGATGATTTTGCAGGTGCGCTGGTTTTTTATTTAAAAAGTTGTTACGTGCAGAAATAGAATCGCTAGCCGCTCTTATATTAGTCATCTCTCTATTATAAGCATTTTTTGAAGCTCTATTCTCATCTGCTATTTTCCCTTTTTCTTGAACAGCGCCCATAGATTTTTTAGAAGTTATAGTTTCACTTTTTCTAGTTGTACTTCCGCTATTAGTATTGTTAGAAGAAGAGCTTGATGAAGTAGAGTTAGCTTTTCTAGCTTCTGAATCTTTCTTTTTAAGTAATGCAACTCTAGCGTTAGCTTTTGCTGTTTGCTCCGCTGTAGGTTTAAAGTTAGGTCCTAAGTCTTTTAAAGTAGCTTGGTAACTAGATAAATTATTTGTTGATTGTCTAGAGCTAGAGCTTCCACCTTTTGTTGAAGAACTAGAAGAACTAGATCCGCCACCTGAAGTCTCTATAGATTTTGTTGTCATACTAGGATGAGTATGACCAGCAGGTCCACCGTGACCTGAATCAGCAGCTCCTTTGTGATGACCATATTTAGAAGCTCCAAATGTCATTATTTCAGCTACCTTAGCAGCGCCTTTTGCATAGCAGTTTGCTTTACCTGCTCCAAATGATTGTTTGTAACCCATTTTAGGTGCTCCGTGTGGGTGATCGTGTGATCCTTTTTTTACGCTATAATCAGCTGCTCCTTTATGGTGACCATATTTAGCCGCGCCTTTTTGATTTCCCGCTATCTGCTCTGCTGGAGCGCTTGGTTTTTTAGCAGAATCACTTCCGCCATCTTGATTTGTTTTCATATTTTTTATATATTTATTTTTTTTTCTGCGGCGTAGGCTGGTTTTTCCCAAGGCCCTTTACCTTTTTGCATTATTGAATAATCGAATCTTTTTCCTCTAAAATCAACATAACCTTTACCAGCACCATCAACCTCGTAATCAAGCTCTCCACTTTTGTATTGATCTATGTGGACTTTCTCATGAGCGATAGTTTTAGCTTTTTCAATAGGATCTTTTAAATCCTTGTTCAAAACTATAACACCATTTTTAGGAGTTCTAGCATAAACAGGATCTTCACCCATATCTCTTTCGAATATAGAGGTGCTCATATCTGTTAAGTCGAACGGTGGTGTTATTTTAAATGCCATGTTATTTATTGTAAGGAAACTTTTCATTAAACCACGATTGCCTTTGTTCACAACCACAAGGTAGATTAAGACCATCAGACATTCTATCTACAATGGTCTTAATACCTGTTTTTTTAGTGAACTTAGCAATACTGTCGCCTAATCCTCTAGATTGCATGGTTATGCTATTACTATGTCAGTAATTTTTACGCCAGTGCTGTTTTGCACGATTGCTAAAGGTCCACCTGGGTTAGCAGTGACAGCTGAAATAAATTGATCAGCCCACTCTTTACCTTTTGCAGTAACTGTAAATAAATAACTTTTACCTCCTGAATATACTACAAAGGTGTTAGGAGCTCCTGTTCCGTTTGCTATTCCTTGATAAACAGAATCAACGCCTCCGATTATTACGTCTGAAAGTTGATCAGCAACATTGATATCTGCTGCTTTAATTTTAATGTAATTTGCCATAATTTTTTTTGTTAAATGTTAAATGTTAAATGTTAAATGTTTTTTTGATTTGTCAGTTTACTCTGTTTATTTTAATGATGCTTTTCGTCGTACTTTAAATCGCCTGCAAGTTTTGATATATGTTTTTCATCTGCAGTCATATCTATATCACTGTGACCATGTTTATTATCATAGTCTACATCTTCTTTTAAATATTTCATGTGAGCTTCGTCATCTCTTCTTGTAGCATCTAAATTACTTTTAGTAACTTTAGAGTGCTTAGGGTGATTACCCGAGTAATGTCCTGTGTATCCTTTTTTTGATTCCATATCTTATTTTCCTACTATAAAGTCACCTACTGTTACACCAGTACCTGCCACAGCTGTAACATAATCAACAGCTACTGGAAGTATTGATCCAGATTGTAAACCTTCAAAAGTTATTACTTGTGAACTACCTGGTAGTCTCACGCTTATTGATGCATCTGCTGGCATTACACCACAATATATTACAGATGAGTTTAGGTTAGTACCTAATGTCCCACTTTGGTTTTCAAATGCCCAAGCTGGTCTAGCGTCAATACTAGCTATCATAGCAGCCGTTAAAGGCATAGCTTGACTTATAGTAGAGTCTTGTGTTTTAAATAATCCCATTTCTTTGTCTTTTAATATTTTTTACCTTGAGCGCACATTACCGCATTTATACCTTTGTAAGGTAAATCTGCTTTTAGTATTTGCATACCTGTTATTCCTGAGCTATTACCTTTTCCATGAGCTCTACCTGTTTGGTCTAATGGCCCATCCCATATAGCGCTTTCACCTACAACACCATGAGCGTTTTTAGATGCCATTACTTCGTTATAATTTGGATCTGTTTTATGCATAATTTTTATTTTATTTGTTTAGTTGGATTGTATGTTAAATCTTCTTGTCTTTGAGGATTAAACATGTTTGTTATTTCTTCTTCTGATCTTGAAAAACCATCTGGATTTATAGGGCTAGATAACATTTGAGATTGATTCATCATATTTGTTGTTGCTTGCGCTCTAACTTCATCAGCTGATTGAGCTTCTATACCCATAGGTTTTGAAAAATAAGATAAATCATTTACACTAGTACCTGTTCCAACTACAGTACCACCGTTATTAGGTTGTGGCGCAACTGCGCTACTATTTTGATCTAAACCCATAGACTGAGCTTGTTGTACTATTGCTGCTAAATTTGGTATCATATTGTATCTTTATTTACGTCTTTTATGGACTTTGTTAAAACCTTGTCCATATAAGATTTACCTTCCATTATTTTATTTCTTCTAAAACTAGTAGGTATTTTTTCTTTACCTAACATTATTTTATATATTCTATTTATTAACTGTTTACCCTTAAAAGAAACCTTATATATATTATAAGTTTGCGTAGTTCTATTTCTTTTTCTCCAAACAACTATCCAGTCTTCTTTTATTAACCTAGACCATCTTCTGTTATCCCAACTATAAGAGTATACACCTGCTTCAAAATCTTTCTTTGTAAACAAGTCTATACAATCTAAATATAGTAGTAATTCTAAATCAGCTTCACGAAGGTTATTGTTTTTACAAGCCCACTTACGTATTATACGATAATGTTTTAGCAAATTGAGATCTTTTAGGTCTCCAGCGTCTAGCTTTTTCATAAAACAACAACCACATCTTGTGTTTTTATTACGTGATATGATTTATTTTCAATTTCTATTTTGTGACCAGCATGTCGATCATAGTATATAAGGTCTTCTTTTTTTAAACCTAACACTTCATCTCCAACTTCTATTACGTTAGCTCTAATGTACCTTATATCGTCTCTATGAAGCTCTGCTAGCAATAAACCACCTTTTGTTTCAGTAGTTCCTTCTTCTATTTTCTCTATTATTAAGTTTCTACCTATTGCCTTCATCTATCCTCATGTTATTTATTACACAATCAGTTGAAAGTATTGTAGTAGCTACAGAAGCTGCGTTTATTAAAGCGCTTTTTGTTACCAGTAATGGATCTATAATACCTAGCTTTACCATATTTACCATATTTCCTGTAACCACATCTAATCCTTTACCTTCGTTTGAATGTAAATTTTTTAATTGTTCAGACGTTAAAACTATACCGGCATTACTTAATAATGTGTTAAACGGTGCTTTTATAGCTTCAAGTAATACTTCTTCACCTTTGTTCTCAGGTTTTAAAACACTAGAAGCGTTAAGCAAAGCAATACCACCACCTGGTACAATACCTTCTTTAATAGCAGCTTTAGTAGCACAAATAGCATCTTCGACTCTATCACTTTTTTCTTTTAATTCAATATCAGAATTAGCACCAATTTTAACTATTGCTACTTTTGCACTTAATCTAGCTAATCTTTTTTCAAGACCAATTTGAATATGTGCTTTATTTTTCTTTTTTAAATCTTTTTTTATTTTTTCTATTATATCGTCTACCTCTTCAGACACATCATTTATTTGTATAATAGTTTCATCTTGAGTGGATGTTGACTTAACACATTTACCAAGATAATTAACTTGTATAGTGTTTAAATCATCACCTAAATCTTCGTTTATAATAGTTGCTCCTGTTAATAAAGATAAGTCGTTAAATATTTCTTTTCTTCTTAATCCAAAAGCAGGTGGTTCTATAACATTTATTTTTATATTACCTTTTTTCTTGTTCATTACAAGAGCTGATAAAACACCAGCTTCAACTTCACCAATAATTAACAAAGCCTTGTTACCTTTTATAACATGTTCTAGTACTGGTTGTATTTGTCTTATTGAATCTATCTTAGAATCCATAAGTAAAACTAAAGCATTGTCTAGCTCAGCTGTACCTTTGTCTTTATCTGTTATAAATTCACCGTGAGAAAAACCTTTTTCGTACTCAACACCTTCTACTATTTCAACTTCTGTTAAACCACCTTCTGATGGCTCCATAGTAACAACACCTGTTTGGCCAACTGATCTAAAAGCATCAGCTATTAATTTACCAAGTTCTTTGTCGTTATTTGTAGATATAGTAGCTATGTCATCAATCATTTTACCTTTTACAGGTATTGATATAGATTTTAAGTAATCAATAACTTTATCTACACCAGATGATATACCATCTCTTACTTTTCTATCACTACTTTTAGCACTATTCATTATTGAGTGTGCTAATACTGTAGCTGTAGTTGTACCGTCGCCAGCTTCTCTTACTGTTTTTCTAGCTGCTTCTTTTAATAACGTAGCACCCATATTTTCTACAGGATCTCTTAGTATAACAGAATTAGCTACTGTTACACCATCTTTTGTTATTATAGGAACACCAGAGTTATCCTCCATGATAACACACTTGCCGCTAGCCCCTAATGTAGAGCTAACAGCTTTAGTGAGTTTATCTATTCCTTTAAATACCTTTTGTTTAGCTTCGTCACCAAAGCTAAGGTTTTTGACAATTCCGTCCATATTTGATTTAATTTGATTAGATTGGTTTGGTTTTACTTAAAGGTCTTTACTACTTTTGGTCCGTTTAAAAATTCAACTTTCTTTTGGTAGTGTTCAATAGTTTTATCTATTGAGGTTTCGGCGGCTTGCATTGATTCTCTCCTAGTCACATCTATCCATTTTTCGCAGCACGTATCCTTTTCAGGATTACACTCACAATCAGGATCTTTGTACTCTGTTTGATAATAGCCGTTTGGTAATTGAACTATACGCCAGTTTGCTTTTTTAGCAATGTGGTTCCATAGGTTCAATCGTTTTTCATTTTGTTGTGGTTGACTAATCCACGAGTTAGTCTGGTAAAATAGTGTCATTGGTTTTGGTTTTTAATTATACACTGGTTATATGCGTTATGCATATTTGTATTATTACTTGTTTTTAGTGAAATTTACCTATTCCTCATCTTCCTCTTCTTCTTCCTCTTCTTTTGGAGGCTCTGGTGCTGGATCTGGATCTGGGTCTGGATCTGGCGTAGGTGGTATTGGCGGATTTTGCCATGTAAAATATAAGTCTTCGTTTACTGGTGTAATCTCAGATTGAATAGTTGCAGCTATGCTAGCTTGCATTGCAGGTACATCTAACGATCCTTCTAACCACCCAATAACTACGTTTTCAAAAGCTTCTGTATCTTCATAAGGCACAAAAGGTTCACCTGCTACATACTCGTAGCTCTGTGTTCCAATGTTTGTTGCTGAATAAGTTTCGCCTCCAGACTCTTCAGAGCCTGTGTATCTGTAATGTACTGTGTAAATTACATTGTCTTCACCTTCTGATTGAATGTGAGCGTTCATTTGTGGGATATCCCATTTGTAAATAATTGCCATTTTTTAATTTTAAAGATTGATTTATTTATTTATTTATTTATTTATTATGGTGGGCTACAGAAAGCTACACTGGTAACTCTTCCGCTTGAGCATGTTAAGTAGTAACCACCAGTTCCTGAAGTTAACATATAAGTAGATCCAAATGAAGTTGTTCCAGTTGAATTAGTATATACATCGTCATTTACTTGTGGATAAGTAGCGCTACCATTGTGCCAATAATTTGTAGTAATAGATTGAGTGCAAATAAACTTAATATCATTTTGCCCACCGCTTCCAGTAAACTGTGTTAAAGCATTTTGTGATCCATAGTTTCTAAAATTAAGCAGTTGATTTTGGCTGCCTTCATATGATGGATCAAAGTAGTTAGCGTTAGCATCGTTAAAACATCCTACTAAATTATCATCATTGTCAATTTCATCAACAACATTTTGTAAGGTAAAAGTCGTAGTATTTGGTACACCCATTATATGCCTGCTTTTTCTAACCTTGCTTCTAACTCAGCAATTTTAGCTATTAGTAAATCTACATAAGCTACAGACTTCAAGCCATCTTCATTTGTTCTTACAAACTCTGGATGTTTTGCTTCAAGTTCTTGAGCTATAACACCTGCTCTTTTTACACCTGGTTCAGATTTTAATTCAAAGTTTTTCCAGTTAACATCAATATGTTTTTTGTCTATATCTTTTATATTTTCTTTTAATGTTTTATCAGAAGATAATATAAAGTTTGTAGCAGTGCATGTTCCAGTGAAAGTTGCAGAGTTATGAGTAAAAAACACAGATCGAACCATAGAACTACCGTTATAATTTCTTAGTTCAACATTGTGAGCTGAAAGTGTAAGCCCTACACCAGATTGATCATATATAGTTGCCGCTGTGTTTGTAGGATTGCTAACGTTACCTCTTAATTTATATTGAGTACCTCTTATATCTCCGTTAACGTCTAACTTATTACTAGGGCTAGTATCGTTTATTCCAAAATCTCCATTACCTAATATAGTTACTCTATCCGCGTGTGTTCCATTATTAGTTGTTTGTATTACTAATTTTGATGTTCTTGTAGCATCTGTATTTGTTGTCCAACTTGTATAAACAGCACCTTGTATTCTTCCTTTAGTGTATTCACCACCGCCACCACCACCAGTTTTAGCTCTAAAATAAATACCTGTTCCAGTTCCTGAAGATCCAGTAACGCCATCACAAAATAAATTTAAAGCAGCAGTAAAGTCTGCTATGTTGTTTCCTTCATTGGTTTTTACATCTAGAGTGTTATTATACCCTTCAATTTCCGCTCCTTGAGGCGCGTTTAAGGTCGCGCTTCCATTACCAACGTGTAGTAATTTATCAGGTGAAGTGTTTCCAATTCCGACATTACCCGTGTTAGTGTTGTGTATATCATCTGGACCACCAGCCCATTGATTACCTGTTCCACCCCCACTACCACTGCTTAAAGCGGTAGGTAATTTTATTAACACCCATACAGCAGAATTAAAACCAGTTCCACCTTGCATATTGTTTGTTTCGCTAGGATATACATCAAAAAACCCTTGAATATTATCATCAGCACCAAAACCAGCTGTTTCCGTAGTATCTTGCCCACTGTAAGCTCTAAAAGAAGATACGGTCATTTTAGCGTCACTAGCTGTATTCCAACTAAAAGCATTTGTAGTCGCCGTTGTATATGCAGATGATGGATTTGTAACGTTAGTATCCGACATTCTTACAAAAGTTTGAGCTGGATTCACCCATCTACCAAAACCGTCATAAGCCCCGTTTATTTCCCACCCATATTTTACGTTTAGGGCCATACCACTATTTGTTCCTCCACTAAAGAAATTCTTCCATTTTCTACCTTCTGGTACACCATACACCCAGTCAATTGTTCTAGTATCCCTCCATTTTGTAAAGTCTGTCGCCCCCATTATTCTTACCTCACTAGGGTAGCTATCTCCAAAATCAGCAGAAAATCTAGTTATATTGTTCTGTGCTGTAGATGTATCTAAGCCACTTTCAGAAGACCAAGTACCTTGAATATTAGCTCTTGCATCAGCTGCAAATCTACCTACTAAAATCCATTCACCGTAATTATCTGTAATTACTCTACATTTTTTTAGTCCACCATTAGGAGTATCTATTAATCTAATTTCTGACGTATAAGTTCCAAAGCTAGTTGGTGTTGCAGCGGTGCTTAATTCTTGAGTTGGCGTTGTTATATTACCCGCAAAAGTTGCAGCAGCTGTTGTATGGTTTAAAGAAAATTGCACTGCTCCACTTGAAGCGTCAGCACCATTCATTATTCTAAATGTATTAGCGTAGTTGTCTAAATGAGTTGCTTGAGTTTGTGAAGTTCCTTTAAACAAAGCAAGATGTCCACCTTCTGATGTTGAATTAGCGGCTAAAGATAAATTTGCTTCACTAGCAGGATTCGTAGTTCCAATTCCGACGCTGCCATTAGATAAAATTGTCAACCTATTTTGCTCTACATTTGAAGTATCATTTGTTGTAAATTTTAAAATTGAACCATAAGCGGTTCCGTCTGTTTCGGAACTAATAGATGATCTAGCAATTACACTACCACCATAAGTATTAGAATTTGTACCATATAATGTAATGAATGATTTTGAATTGAAAGTAGACGGTTTAGCTTTTAGTATAAGAAACGTGCTATTACCATCAGGCGTTAAACGCATTCTTTCTACACCCGCAGAATCAAATCTTATGTAAGCATCATTGTAACATACCATTCTGGTATTTTGGTTATCGTCTCCAATAGCTACACCTTCTGTTCCACCATTTATATATAAGAAATTATTACTTGCGTGATTTATACTTGCGACAGCAGTACCAGTAGTAGCGGTCTTAGAAAATTTAAGTAATCCATCTGAATCAATAGTTAACCTTTTAGTAGGGTTACCAGAAGAGCCTGTATAAAACTCCATATCATCACCATTCCACCCGTCAAAATATATACCACTACTTGGCAACGCAGAATCGTGATAAACAACATTACCAGATTGATTCACTCTTGAATTTGCTCCTATATATAAACCAGCTCCAGATTGATCTACTGTAGATATGCCTGAACTTGCAGATGCTCCAGTAAAAGCTATTTTAAAACTATTAGCTTCTTCTCCTGGAAAAATTACATTACCAGTCATTGTCCCACCAGTCAGTGGTAAGAAAGGCCCTGTTCCAGAATTGCCTTCAGTTAAAATTTTATTCCAACTTCCCCACGTAGTTGTAGTTCCTCTTCTTATGAACATATCCCCGTTTGTTCCATCAGCACCAAAACCTAATTGAGTTGTGTAAAATCCAGAAATCGATGGTCTGTATGGGGACATAGACATAAGCCCAATCCAACTACTACCCGTGCTAGGAGATCCTGCGGCTGTTTTTCCTTTAAATTCTGTAGAAAAAGATCTTTGATAATCCTCAGGGTCAGGGCTTGAAGACCTTCCAGGTGGTGGTATAATTTGACCTGCAGCATCAACCGCTTCTTGGCCATCAGCAAATGTAATGCCATTATAGGGCGCAAGATTTAATACCTTTCCACTTGAACTCCAATTGAAAATAACATTGTATCCATTGTTTCCTGAATTAGGAGTCATAAATTTTCCGGCTTTCCTCCAAAAATATTCACTACCATTACCAGTATAAGAACCACTTGAATTTTGATTTAAAACAACATTAAAACAAAGAGAAACTGCGTCGGTCTGGTAATTAGTTCCTGCGCTTCCTAGTGTTAAAGTTTTCCAAGCTGTACTGTACCCAAAAGTATTAGCTATAAGAGCTGTTCTTGTAGTTGATTCGCTTAATCCTAAACCTACGTTTCCAATAACTTCCAAATTTTGACCAGGATCAGTTGTTCCTATCCCGACTTTTCCCTCTGACGATATTGTCATTTTTGTAGTAAAGGTACCGTCTTGAGTTTGGAATTGCAAAGAACCTTTATTATCTGCCCCATCTCTAAAACCAGCTACTGTAGCAAAAGTATCACCATTATTACTAAATATCATTTCTCCAACAGGACCGTCGGTTCCATCTGTTCTTTTACCGTCTAACTCCATTGTTGCAGTTGAGGTAGTTGTAGCGTGGTTTTCAATTGATAATTGGAAACTAGGATTAGTCGACCCGATCCCGACGTTGCCTCCGTTAAAATATGAATCACCTGAGGCGTTTATTCTTACTGTGTTGGTGTTAGCAGAGCTACGCATATAAATAACTCCATTGGTGGATTCCGAAGCTAATAGATGAGTTCTAACACTTCCGTTAAATATATGAAAAGTATCATCATTTGCAGAGTCTACACCCAAATGTAATTTAGCAGTAGGAGTATCCTCACCAATCCCTACGTTGCCTGTATTATCATTGTGTATATCATTACCATTAGCGCTCCAATAAGAATCATCTCCACCGCCACCACTTGCGCCACCTGGTATTTTTATTAATACCCATACTGCAGAGCTAAAATCAGCGCCCCCTCCCATGTTATTTGTTTCATTCGGATACTCGTCAAAAAATCCAGCTTGACTGTCATCTACACCAACACCTGAAGTAACAAATGTATCTTGCCCACAGAAAGTTCTTGTAGCTGATACACTGAATTTCGCATCACCCATAGGGTTCCAATAAAAAGCATTAGTGGTTGCTGTAGTAAATGCTGCTGGCGGGTTTGCTGGTGCTGTACCAAAATCAGACATTCTTATACTGGTTAAGCTAGGGTTTGTCCATCTGCCAAAACCATCATAGGCTCCGTTAACAGTCCATCCGTATTTAACACCGTCAACTATCCCCATACCAGTGGTTGAGCCATTACTAAAGAAATGTTTCCATTTTCTACCTGCTGGAACTTTATAGACAAAATCAATAGTTCTTGTGTTTCTCCAATTGTTAAAATCAGTGGCACCCATTATCCTTACTTCATCCGGAAAACAATCACCAAAATCTGCAGAAAACTGTGTAGTTTCGCTTTGCGATGTCCCTGTACTTAAACCACTAACAGAGCTCCAAGAACTTGCTTGAATAGATGTCATTGCATTAGCAGCAAATCTACCTACCTGAATCCATTCTCCATACTCGTCAGTTATAACTCTATATGGTTTTAAGCCTCCGTTTGGAGTATCTATTAATATTATCTTAGAGTCAAATAACGATCCTTGAGTTTGGTTATCTCCTGTGCTCTCAGCATTTTGCCAACTAACACCTGTAGCTGTTGTTACAAGAACTTGTCCCGCAACGCCAGAGTTATTGTTACTATCTAGTAAATATCTTGTTGAATATGTTTTTCCTGTACCCATTTAATATGTATTTCTTACTATGTTAACCCATTCGTATGTTGAACTACCTGTTTGCATACACATATCTGCGTAGCTTGCGTCTTCTTCTGTTACTTCTATTACAGATACGTTGTCTATAGATAAAGTAACAGCACTTACATCACCTGCAAGATATAAAAGTGAATTCGAACTTGCGTTTGTAACCGTTATAATATCAGTGTAAGTTCCATTTGCATTTCTATTAGTGCCTGCTGTATATCCTCCTAAAATTATTCGGAATATGCCTGATATGTAATTAGATATTGTATAAGTTACTTTATATGTTTTATTTACTGAAATTGAAATTGTTTGAGTTAAATCACCTCCAGCTGAGGCTCCGTTGCCTTTTCCCCCACTAATAGTCCAACCAGTTCCTTTAGTCCAATCGCTATCAGTATCAAAACCACCATTAGTAACTAACTCTTCTCCATCAACCTCTACATATTCTGTATCAGTTCTATATCGCATTGTACCTACTTTATCTGCTGAAGCTGTGGCTGTATCATTAGCCATTTGTATACCACCAGTAACTTGTAGTTTTGAGACAGGACTAGTAGTACCTATACCTACGTTACCTGCATTTCCAGTTGCGTTACTTCCACCTCTAATTGTCATAGCAGTTTCACCTCCTGGTTGGAAATATATTCTATTTAAATCATTTGGTGAATCGTAATTAGTTGTGATATATAATTGATTATCACCATTTTGAGTATATTTAATACTAGCGTTTTGAGTAGCGCCGCTATTATGTTCAAATAGTATTTCAGCGCCACCACCGGGAGTTTGTTTTTTAACTAGTATATGCGGTTCTGAATTTGAAGTACTATTAACTTCTAGTTTACTACTAGGACTAGTCGTCCCGATACCTACGTTTCCACCGCTAGGATTTAATAATAAATTTCTTAAAGTTCCACCTTCTGCAGATTGAATCCAACTATAGCTATTTTCTACAACTCCTAAAAGTAATTTAGATCCTCCAGTCGTATTAGTCACAGAAATTATTTCATTTCCATCCGCAGGTGTAGCGCTAGTGCCCTTAACCTCTAGTTTTGCTTGAGGGTCAGTAACCCCAATTCCTACGTTGCCTAACTGTGTGAGTATCATGGTTGTTTCATCAACAGATGTTGAATTTCTAGTGCTTCTTAAAAAAGCTAAATCAGAACCAAAAGGCTCGTTTGCGGCAGTTGCGGGAGCTGTTACCATAGCTATATCCCACTTGTATATATCTAAGTTGTTAACTCCTGTTTGACTAGTCTTAAAAGTTAAAGCGGATCTTTTAGTACCTACAGCTTGAGTGTTAACTGCGTTCCAACCTAATGTTATATCGTAGTTGCTACCGTCATCTAATCCACCAACTTGTAAAGCTGTACCAGGATTAGTAGTTCCTATTCCTACTTTTCCAGAAGTATCTATTACAAACCTATCATTTGTACCAACTCTACTGTAGTCAGATATTTTAAATTTATTACTATCGCTTCTGTCTGTTCCTATGCTCCAGTCATTTCCGTCTGTATTAAATATAACGTAACAGTCATCAGTTGTATTATCACCTATTCTAATAGATGTAGGATTTGCGGGATTATCTATTTGAAGCCTATCTGTATTGCCAGATGGGTCAACACCTATACCAACGTTTCCAGAACCATTAATAGTTTGTCTAACAACGCCATTCGTAGCAAATTCTAAATTATAATTACCTTGAACTGCTAAAATACCAGCATAAGCAGTATTGCCGGTTGCAAAAGAATCTACTGTAGCACCGTTTCGTGATAAATAAAAACTTTGACCATTATTTTGTAAATCTAAAGAAAGATATCCAGTACTACCCAGCATTCTAATTCTACCGTTGTTATTATGTATATCTATATCGTATGTAGGAGCAGTTGTCGTTCCAATACCTATTTTGCCTAAAAAATTGGCATCTCCTGCACCTGAGATTGTAAGTCTTTTAGAAGGGTTTCCTGATGTTCCGGTATAAAACTCCATATCATCACCGTTCCATCCATCAAAATATATACCACTACTTGGTAATGCAGAATTGTCATAAACAACATTACCAGAATTATTTACTCTTGAATTTGCTCCTATATATAATCCCGCTCCACTTTGATCTACTGTAGATAAACCTGAACTAGCAGATGCACCGGTAAATGCTATTTTAAAATTATTAGATTCTTCTCCTGGAAGTACTATATTACCTGAAAAGATTGAATTACCGGAACTATTTATTTTAAATTTTTCTGAGCCGTTTATTAAAAATCTATGATAACCACCTGTGTTATACCCCATATAACCGTAAGTACCACCACCAAAAATCTTATAATTAGCATCAGCAGTCCCAAAAAATAAGTTACCTTCATTTGATGCAGCTTTTAAGTATACATTACCTGCAAAAGTTGCGTTACCACTTTCTTCAATTTTAAAAAGTTCAGTACCGCTACCAGAAGAACTATCTTTATACCAAGCAAAATATCTATTAGTATCATCATTGTCTGTGTCAATATTAAATGTCATTAACTCTTTAGCATTAATATGACCAGATGCTGTATCTGCTTTACCTATCTCTAAAGTTCCACCTTCAATAATTACAGCACCTGCAAACGTTGCGTTACCAGAGGTGCTTAACGTTCCTATATTTGATAAATCATATACTGCTTCATTACCACTAGTGTTTCTTGTAGCAAGACTTAAAAACCCATCAGCAGCTTTGTTCATTACTTCAACACTAGACCTTAAGTACAACAAACCAAAAGCTTGAACATAGCCAGAGCTAACAAAGTTGCCACCAATATTTAAATTATTAGTTAAATCCCAAGTGTCATCTGCATCATCAAATATTAAACTTGCTTGTGTAACACCATCACCTCTATAAACAGAGATACCAGATGTAGCTGCTGTCGCAGTATCTGGTGTTCCTTGTGTGGTATTAAGCTGTAGTATATTATCTTCAACTTCTACGGTTGTAGTGTTTAATGTAGTGGTTGTACCATTAACAATTAGGTTACCCCCAACTGTTACATCACCTGAAAAAGTTGTGTTACCTGCACCATCTACTTGAATGTCCCATCTACTATCGGTATCATTATATAAACCAAAATAATTCGCAGTATTGCTAAACATGAAGTCATCTCCACCGCCATTGAAAACTAATCTTGGAATATTATCTGCTGCATTTAATGTTAAATAACCACCTGTAGAAACTGCTCCAGCAAAAGTAGCGTTTTTATTAGGACTTAAAGTTAAAGTTAAATTTTCATTAGTTGTTCCATTTGCATCAGATGTATAAAACCTCATTTCTTGGTTATAACCGCCTGTATTTGCTGTTCTTATACTACCCAACCAATCTCCGTCATTAGATGATACACCCCTAACTAATACAGACTCTGCGTTAGTTGTATTTGTGCCTTGTATATATAAAGTATCTGTAAGTTTTTTAGTCGACCCAGCTGTTAGTGGCAAATAACTTCCTAATGTACTAGGAGCAACTGCTCCAATATCGGATAATATTTCT